TCAGGTCCGGTGGTTGAGGCGCTCGGCGATCCACTGGTCGATTTCGATCGAATCCCAGCCGACAGCGCGCACGCCCAGGCGCAGCGCCTGAGGGAACTGGCGCTTCTTCATCAGGTTGTAGATGTGGGCGCGTTTGAAGCCGGACTTCGCTTCGACTTCATCGAGCCGCAGGATGCGGCGCTCGTTCGGCGGGAGTACAGGGGTCTGCGACATGGCGGTCACTCCTGAACGCTCGGTGGCGTTTGTTGGCGTGACCTCTATTCAATAGACCTGGCTGCGGAAAGACATTGCAAATGCAATCTCCGCGATTGCACATACAAGCTGGATAACCTCATGCGCTTGCGCTACGAACGTACCTCTTAGCGTTGGCGAACTTTCCGTTTAAGGTGCGCTCAGTGATGCCCATGGTGCCGCCGTAGTGGGCGACCAATGCAGAGACAAGGGCCTCCTGCGTTTTGAAGCTGGAATAGGGCACGCCTGAAGGCGACTGGCTCAGCATCAGCGTCAACATCCCTCCAATGATGTTGAGATAGGTCGTTTCCGCCCGTTCGCTGATCTCGCATTGCTTGGATGCCAACAGCACCGAGGATTGCTTGAGTAGCGTGTCGTGCTGCTCCTGCAGTTCTCGCATCTCACGTCGGGCTTGTTCAAGCGCGGCCTGAAGGGCCAGCCGCTCCACGAGGATCGCCTGTCCTGTTTCCATGGTGATGAAAGGATGCGCCATGCGTTCGCCACGGCTGAACAGAAATCCTGGCCGGTGCTCGGGATAGTGGGTGCGCATCCAGCGTTTTAGATCGACATGGCGAACAGTCAGATCCAGAGAATTGAGCAGGTTCGGATCATTGAGCGTGATCCCGTTCTTGCCGTAGGGCAGCTCTCCGTTGAGGATGCCGTCATAGATACGTTCCGAGTGCAGCCGGCACTCATTCCATCGAGGGCAGTTCAGCGACCGAGGCAGGACACGCGGTGACGCGATCGTGGCCAGGATCATCGGGAGATACCGCAGCAACCCAGCCCATCGGATGGCCGCCTCGATGGGACGATAGAACACCTTTGATGTTGAAATGTCCTTGTGCATGTCTTCGTCTCCTTTCGGGTGCGCTACATCACCGGCTCCTTTCTTGCCCAAGGGCTGTTGTGTCGTTATGGCCTGCGACGGACGCTTGAGGCGATGCCCTAAGCGAAGGCGGAGGAGGCCATTGGCGTCCGCCGCAGGTGGCCTTGTCTTGCTTGATATGCAAGAATCGATCAGTTGCCGGCCCATCGAGCGATGAGGACGCAAGCTCGATATTGGCGCTCACGGTACCAGCGTCATAGGTGGCGCAAAGCCCATCAAGACCGATTTGGTATGGTCTGATATCCAGACGGTTCAAGACCAGCGAGTTGAAGCGTTCGACGCCCCTACGTCCAGTTGGGGACTGGAAATCAGCGGTTAGTGATGCATCGCTCCACATGCTGATATATCGACAAAGTATCTGCCGCAGTACCAGTGACCCTGCCAGGTTGCCCCAGCACATAGGAGACGGAGATGGCTGAACATTCCCATGAACATCAACATCACACATCCGGTCAGATGGGTAAGCACGGCCGACCATACGCCAAGTTCTGGGTGAACATGGTGTTGGGCCTCGTCGTCATGTACTTCGTAATGTTCAGCATGATCGACGGCGCCAGGGACTTCAGAAACAATCTCAACATGCTCTACATGGCGGTCACTATGTGGGCGCCAATGGGCATCTTCATGCTAGCGACAATGCCCGGCATGTTTCCAAACCGGCGGCTCAATCTCGTGCTGTACGGCTTGTTTGCCGTTCTCACACTCGGTTCTTTTGCCGCTACCCGTGCTCAAACCGGAATCGGCGATCGACAGTTCATCGCGTCTATGGTCCCGCACCATTCGGGAGCGATCCTCATGTGCCGCGAGGCGCAGCTCTCAGATCCGGAACTCGTCAACCTATGCCAAGCGATTTCCGATGGCCAGCGCGCGGAGATCGAGCAGATGAACCGGATTGCTGCACGCCTTCGTTGAGGCTGGCTGCCACTACACTGGCGCCGCGTTGCGCTCCGGCGAAGTTAGCCGCAGCGATGTAAAGATGAGTACTTGCGGTGTTCCGATGCCGGCGGTTGTGTCCTACAGCCGTCCAGGTGCCAGGTAGTCCACGCGACACCACCCCGCGCTGCCTGCGGAGCGAGCGCAAGTCATGATCGTCGCAAGTTGGAGTTCGATAGCGAACCCGCTCAGCAGCTGGACGCATCAGGCGTAACGACGGGTGGATGGATCATCCTTGGACGCTGGTGGAAGTGGTTGGATGAACTTTGTTGCCGAGGGCGAAAAACAAGGCTATAATTGAGTTCTTCGCTGATCACCACAGTGGAGAAAGTGATTGGGAAACAGAGACTTAGCGCTCTAGTGCATGACTCGTTTCCCGCTCCAGATATAGATCCACAGGCTTGCCTGTAGATCATTGAAAAAAGGGTCCTAGGGCCCTTTTTTCGTTTCGGCGGGTTCCATCGGCCCGGCATCGGCCAGCATCTTCTAGTCCATTCTTTAGTGCATCAGTGCTGGGCGGCGGCTACAGATCGTCTATCCCTTGATCCGCGCAATAGAGCATTGAGCATGGTGCGTTGCCATTCGGCATTCGAAGGGCACCGGCAAGGTCCATATAGTCTTGGTCATCGATGGCCTTTCCCAGGCTGTTTCGCCCGAGGATGGCAAGAGCCGGCATTTCCACTATCGCTGGAAGGACAAGCAAAAGGCGCTTGGTCGGGCAGCTATCCCGAAGTCGCTCTCAAAGAGGCTCGCAGCCGATGCGTCGTGTCCGCGAATTGATCGCATGCGCTCGGCTCTTGCGAGCAACGGACACAGGAGTGCCGGGAAGCCCGGTGTGTGGAAGGGGCGCCTTCTCGAAGATACATCTACCGAGTCATCGGAATGCCCTGTCGCATCGACGACCCGGCATTGGGTCGGTTCCCGCGATTTGACCCGTTCATGCGGTCGATGAGTTACGCGCAGAGCGAGCCCCCTTATCTCTAGGTATTCAACTTAGGCGGAGCCGACGGGGAGGCGCTCATTCCGGAAGCTGGTGGGCATCGGCGTCGCCTCATCGATGCGTTGGTTGTACCGCAGTGTGGGCCGGGTTCGGTTCGACCGACCGGTTCTGCTGGGTTAGTTGTACTCCAGGATGTAGGTCAAAATGGAGTCAGCTTTACCCGCGGTGATTTTTCCGCCAGTGGCGACATAGCGAGCCGATCCCACAAAGCGGTACATCTCCGTCCCTGCACCGCTGGCCAGCCAGTCCAGGGGCAGGGCCCTGGCTTGGGTGAATGGCAATGCCGCTCCCTTACTGGACGTCAACGAAATGCCGACTCCTTGGGCTACACCGGCTTCTCCTCTGCCTGTGAGGTTCAACAGGCCATCCTGGATCGAGTTGCCTTCAAAGTAGACCTTCACAGGAGGTTTGACACTCGGATTGAGCCCTTCGCACACAACATCCAGTGAAAAGCCATGATCTGGCACAGCCCCTCTTTTGATGTCATACGCCGTTGGGCGCCCCATGTTGACATCAATGGTCGACTTTTGTGTGCTGCACGTGGTGAAGAAAGCGTTATGTTCAAGCGTTGCGCGAAGGTTATATCTGTAGTGGTCTACTGATCCCGGACACCGATTTAGGCGAGAATCCTCGCCGTGAGAGAGGTGTCTGATGAGCAAGCAACGACGTACGTTTTCCGCCGAGTTCAAACGAGAGGCCGCGGCCCTGGTGTTGGACCAAGGCTACAGCCATATCGACGCCTGCCGTTCGCTGGGGGTGGTGGATTCGGCCTTGCGCCGTTGGGTGAAGCAGCTCGAGGCGGAGCGCCAGGGTGTGACCCCGAAGAGCAAGGCGTTGACGCCTGAGCAGCAAAAGATCCAGGAGCTGGAAGCCCGGATCAACCGGTTGGAGCGGGAGAAAGCGATATTAAAAAAGGCTACCGCTCTCTTGATGTCGGACGAACTCGATCGTACGCGCTGATAGACCAGTTGAGTGAGCAGGAGTCGGTGGAAGTGGTCTGTTCAGCTTTCGATGTGGCGCGGTCTTGCTACTACGTCCACCGTCTTCGACGGCGGCGTGTCGATGCTCGCCGCGTGGCGCTACGCAGCCAAGTCAACCAGTTGTTCAGCCAGAGTCGGGGCTCGGCCGGCAGCCGCAGCATTCTGGGCATGCTGCGCGAAGAGGGCGTGACCATCGGCCGTTTCCGAGTGCGTCGGTTGATGCGTGAGCTGGGCCTGGTCAGCAAGCAACCGGGCTCGCACGCCTACAAACAGGCCACGGTTGAGCGGCCGGATATCCCGAATCGGCTGAACCGCAAATTCGCGACCGAGCATCCCAATCAGGTGTGGTGTGGCGACATCACCTACGTCTGGGCGCAAGGCCGTTGGCACTACCTGGCCGCGGTGCTGGATCTGCATACCCGGCGGGTGATCGGCTGGGCGTTCTCGGCCAAGCCGGATGCCGAACTGGTGATCAAGGCCCTGGACATGGCCTACGAACAGCGCGGCAGGCCACAGCAGGTGCTGTTCCATTCAGACCAGGGCAGCCAGTACGCCAGCCGCCTGTTTCGGCAACGGCTCTGGCGCTATCGGATGCAGCAGAGCATGAGTCGCCGAGGGAATTGCTGGGATAACTCGCCGATGGAGCGCCTGTTCCGCAGTCTGAAGTCGGAGTGGGTCCCGTCAACGGGTTACCTGACGGCGCAGGAGGCCCAACGGGACATCAGTCATTACTTGATGCACCGCTACAACTGGATCAGGCCGCATCAATTCAACGACGGGTTACCACCTGCGGTGGCCGAAGAAAAACTCAACCCACTGTCCGGGATGGGTTGACCACTACACAGGTCTCTGGCGGGAATGCTTGCCAGGCGTAGTGCCTCGCATCCTGTCGGCGGATTCATCGCAAGGCGGTCTTCCTGCGATGCTATGGGGCAGGAGCTGCGGCCGCAGGATGAAGCGTTCGTGGAGCGGCTTCGGGAAAAGCCGTGGCGCGGAAGGCTGGGAAAGGAACTCATGGGAAGGGCCACGCAATGGCTGCCTGGCGTTCCTCGACTGTGCCTGCCTGTCCTGTCTCGAAGACTAGTCCTTAATTCAGTCCATCGATCCGAGGTGAGTGCAAGGCTCTCCTTTGGAGTCAGTATCATGGAGGCTCGTTTCCCGCTCCAGGATATCGATATGCAGATTTCACCAAGTTCTGCAGAACCTCGAAAAGGATCGAGAGGCCCTTTTTTCGTATCAGCGTAAAAACACCGGCAGCCGCTCGTTTCCGCCACGGCTGTCTGGGAAAAATACCCGTTCACCTGCTAACATGGCGACATCGGTGCCGATGTGTCCGCAGGCTCTGGGGCGCGGATGCCATGCCCTCTATCCGGCCGGAGAACTTTGCCATCGAAGACTCGACATGCTGACAAGGTCGTTGCTGTCCGCGGTCTTTTGCCTGTTGCCGATCATCCTGCAGCCGCTGCCCGTCGCGGCCGAATCCATCCTGCTCGATGGTCGTATGACGACAACGACGCGCCCCTGGCTCGACAAACGAGCCAGGCAGTGGCTGGATGCCCGGGAGCCGCTGACGATAGGCGTGGTTTCTCCCGACTATCCGCCGCTATCCATCTTCTACGCAGGTTCCTACAAGGGCTTCACGGCCGATTACCTGGCCCTGGTGTTCGAGCGGCCGTTGCGCGTCAGGGACTTTCCGTCGCGGCAGGCGGCAATCGCTGCGTTGTCGCGGGGAGAGATCGATCTGCTCGGTGTCGGTAGCGAGGTCGAGGCCCGGCAACACGGATTGCTGGCGTCCGCTGCGTATCTTTCCGACCGGCCGGTACTGGTGTCTTCCAGCGGCGCCCCGTTCGATTCGCAGGCGGAGTCCTGGCTGGCCACGGTCAAGGGTTATCTTCCCGCCGAACGTATCAAGGCCGCCTATCCGCACAGCAAGGTCATCTGGTTCGACTCGCCGCAGCTTGCCCTGGAAGCGCTGAGCATGGGGGACGTCGATGGCGTGCTGGGTGACGCCGTCTCTGCGCACTATCTCATCCAGACCCATTACCTGCTGAACTTGCGTATCGAGAACTTCGCACCCATCGACAGCCAGGGTTTCCGTTTCCTGCTCCGGCCGGGGGATGAGCCTCTGCTCGCGGTCCTCGATCGAGCCCTGCCGCGTATCAATGGGCGCTACGGCGACGAACTGTTGCGCAGTTGGAGCGCCGGGCGGCGCCTGCGTTTCGACGAGCCCAGGGTGACGCTTGCGCCGGCGGAACAGCGTTGGCTCTCCACGCATCCGGTCGTGCCGGTGGTGATCAACCATTCCCTTGGCGCGCTCGGGCAACTGGATAGCGAGGGGCGGCTGAGCGGTATCGGGCGTGACTATCTGGACCTGATCGGCAAGCGCAGCGGCCTGCAGTTTTCCTTCAGCGGAGCCCGAAACTTCGTCGAGGCGAAACGTCGACTGGATGCGGGCGAGGCGTTGGTTACGCCGACCATGCCCTCGACGGAGCGTCTCGATTCCGGCCTCGAGGTCCTGACTCCCTACCTGCGTAGCACCACGGTGCTGATGAGCGCCAGCCGGGGCGGCCGGGGCGAACGGCTGGAGCGTGTCCATGGCCTCGCGGATCTCGACGGCAAGCGATTGGCCACGACGGTTGGCTATTTCCTCAACGACACCATTCGGCGCGATCACCCTGAGATCAAGCTCCAGGTCTATCCGACCTTTCTCGCCGCGATGCAAAGCGTCGATGCCGGACAGAGCGAGGCTTCTATCAGCAGCGATTATACCGGTCGCTATCTGTCCGCCCAGCATTTCGACAACCGGATCCAGGTCGTCGGTATCCTCGATGATCTCTCCATTCCGATCAGCATCGGTGTGGCGAGGAACCAGCCCGAGCTGCAGGGCATCCTGGAGAAGGCGCAGCTGGCGATCGCTCCGGAAGAAGTGGCGGAAATCCTCCACCGCTGGGAGCCTCGCTTCGCCAAGGGAGGGACGGACTTCTGGCGCGATCACCGGAGCAAGATTCTGCAGATCGGCGGATTGTTCGGCGTACTGATTTCCATCTCTCTCATCTGGGGTTTCTACCTGATGCGCCAGGTGCGCAAGACCCGACAGGCAGAAGAGCAAGCCGACGCTGCCAACCGTGCCAAGAGCGTGTTTCTTTCGACGATGAGTCACGAGATCCGCACGCCATTGAACGCGGTCATCGGCTTGCAGGAGCTGGTGCTGAAAAAGGGCGAGAAGGGCGTGTTGGATCTCGATTCGCTGAGCATCGCCCAGGAAGCTGCCCAGGGGTTGCTGCTTCTGCTGGGCAATATTCTCGATTTGTCGCGGATCGAATCCGGTCGGTTCGATTCCGCTCCCGAACCAGTGCTTCCTGGCGAGTTGATCAGAGGGATCCTGCCGCTGGTTGGCGGGCTGACGCGGCAGAAGAATCTTTCCCTGGCACTGGAACTCGACGGGGATCTCGAGCAGTGGGTGCTGGTGGATCCCCTGCATTTCAAGCAGGTGTTGTTCAACTTGCTGGGCAACGCCATCAAGTTCACCGAGCGCGGTGGGGTAACGGTGCGGGCGGTGGGGCGGCGCGAGGCGGAGAGGCTTCATTTGCTGCTCGAGGTAAGCGACACCGGCCTCGGTATTTCGGAGGAGGACCAGGCCAGGCTGTTCCGGCCATTCTCGCAGGTCGGCTCGCCTGCGCTTGGCCAGGCGTCCGGCAGCGGCCTGGGGTTGTACATCAGCCGACGCCTGGTACACCTGATGGGCGGCCAGATCAGCCTGCGCAGCGAGCTGGGCAACGGCTCCTGCTTCTCGGTCGAGTTCGATCTTCCGCTGACCGAACCTCCGCCCAGCGAGTCCAGCGAAGCGCGTTCCGGAGTTGCCGAGGTCGAGGAGCGGAAAGAGGCAAGGGCGCTCTCGATATTGCTTGCGGAAGACCATCCGTTCAATCGGCTGACCCTGACCATGCAATTGGAAAGCCTTGGGCACCGGGTGACCTCCACGGAAGATGGCGAGGAAGCATTCGAACGTTGGCAGGGCGAAGACTTCGACGTCGTGATTACCGACGGCATGATGCCGCGGATGGATGGCTACGAGCTGGCGCGACGGATCCGCTCGCAAGAAGCCCTTGGCGGTCGGCGTCGCTGCTTGGTGATAGCGCTTACCGCCAGCGCCGAGAAGGATGCGCTGGAGCGTTGCCTGGCTGCCGGCATGGACCGGGTCCTGTTCAAGCCGACTACGCTCGATGAGCTCGCTCGGGCGCTGAACGGGGGAGAGCCGCTCATGCCTACGAGCGTCGATTCGCAATGAAAGTGCCCGACTGGTTGCCGTTTTGCGTGCCGCGAGCGGATGTATCGGGTAATCTCTCGCAGAAATGAACCAGCACTAGTGAAGCGAACGATGGGTTTTGAACAACTTGCCGAGCTGAGAGACCGTCTGCGCGCACAGGCGGCGCAGGCGAAACCGGCTCAAACCAAAAGCTCCGCGGGACGCGCGAAGAAACGTGAAGCCGTCGAGCCGGGAGTCGAGGCTATCTGGAGGCTGCAACGGCATTTCCCGCTGGCGTTTCCGAAAAGCCCCGCGGCCAAGGTTCCGCTCAAGCAGGGCATCCTCCAGGATGCGCAGCAGCACCTCGAGCTACTGGGAATCACCGCCGAACAACTGAAACAGGCCATCGCCACCTGGTGCCAGGGCAGCCGCTACTGGAGTTGCATGGTGGAAGATGCGCCGCGGCTGGATCTGCAAGGCCAGGTTGCCGGCAAGGTAACCGCCGAGCAGGCGGTGTATGCGCGGCGGCAGGCGTCTCGCCGGCAGCGCGAGCAGATGCGCGAGAAGCGCGCCAAGCGTGCCCAGGCAGGTAGCGAAGCGCCGGCCGCCACGGAGGCGCCGACGCCTGAAGCGCCCGCAACCGAAGCGAGTCCCGAGGCGAACTGATCGCCGGGGCAGGGCGCGTCGGATCCTGGCGCGCTCCTCGGTTGCCGGTCGTCGCGGGGCCCATTTCGCGGACGTCTGGGCCCGTTTCTCCCGGCTTGTGCTACGCAATAGCCTGATCTGCAAAGTTTTTTTCGTAGAGCGCTTGCCAAGCCCGGCGAATCCGTCCATAATTGCGTCCATTCCAGCGATGGGTGAGCTAAAAATCTTTTGAAATCAAAGGGTTATAAGTTCAAAATCGCACCAGGAAAGAGATTTCAGCGATATGCCAAACGCATGTCGCTTCGCTCAAAGGCTGAGTAGCAGAGTGGTTATGCACCGGATTGCAAATCCGTGAACGCCGGTTCGATTCCGACCTCAGCCTCCAACAGGAAAGCCCCGTAGCTCAGTGAGTTACGGGGCTTTTTTCTTTTCGTGGGCAAGGCAGAATTTCCACTATTTCGCGCCACTTCCACTATTTTCCCATCAGCGAGTCGGCTTGACGACTTCTCCGACACGCCGATAGACCTTCTTCGTGATCTGCTCTTTCGTGTGACCGAGTAGCTTGCTGGCGTCGGCCAGGTCGTCGATTTCGCTTGCAGCCTTCGGCCGAATGTCGCTGAAGCGGAATTGCTTGATTCGCTCGGCGAGTGGCTCGTCGCGGGCGGCCATTGCCTGGGCTGAGGCCTTTGCCCGAGCCTCATCCCAGCGGTTTCGCATCATGGCGTAGCTCATGCGCAGACCAGTCGGGTTCGTGATGAGGCGCGAGCTGGTGATTCCAGCCAGCTTCCGACGTTCCAGCAGACCGTCGATGAACAAGCCCAAGCCCGTTTGCTGGTCGCCATCAACCAATCGGATCCTGAGCTTCTTCGTGGTCTTGCCCTGGGCAACCAGTAAGAACTCGCCCGCCAGATCGCCCACGGAGACCTTCAGCGTGTCCGCGGGCCGCTGGCCAGTGAGATAGGCGAGGTCCATCGCATCACGAAGCTCCTGACAGGCATGGGTGTAGACCGCCTCCCAGACATCGTCGGAGGCATAGTAGTCCCGGGCCTTCTCCTTGTTCCGTCGCACCCGTGCGCATGGATTCTCACCGTCGATATAGCCCCACTCCCTGGCGAGTGTGAAGATATGCGAGAGCAGTGCAATCTCCCGGTTTCCACGAGTTTTTGCCGTCCTGGCATCGCGGTACTGGGCGACCACCTGGGGCGTAATAGCACCGATCGGTGCGCTATCGAATGCCCTCCTTAACTGTCTCAGTTCGGCCCGATTATCCGCCTGGGTGCGCGGAGCCTTGGTCGGGATGATTTCGCGCTCGTACCTGTCGAACAACTCCCGCATGAAGCGCATAACTTTCGGAGCGGTGGTTCGCTCCAGCCGGGCCCACTCAGTCCTTGCCTCGTTCAGGTCAGAGCCCAGAGCGATCTCCTTTCTCTTCCCGGTTTCGTCCTTACCCAGGTAGTAGTAGCCAATCCAGAGCTTGCCGGACTTCGAGGTCCGACGCCTTGCCACCATCCGGATCGGCAGATGCCGGTCCTCTGGTCGTTTCTGCCGTCCCATGCTCAACTGACTCGCGATAGATCAAGGGTCCATGGTTCCTCAACAGCAACCGTGCTGTTGGGCTTCACGCCAGCCAGCCTCAGGCGAGCATAGATGCGGCCGACAACCGGCCGGCGCACGGCATTCAATTCGTACTTCCAGCCATGAGATGCCAGCCACTCGACCTGCTTTTTCGATGACTTGGCGCCGATCATGGCCTCCAACTCCTCCTTCGAGAGGAACTCAGATGGGGTTTCCATGGGCAATGCCTCTCCGCCCAGGCGGATCGCCTGGGACCGAAATTGAGTGATAGGATTCTCGGCCCAGCCGGGACTGGCCTCAGGAAGAGGCCGTGGTGGCTCCCGGCTGGGGATTTTGCGATATGCCTGCCCGGTCGAGACGTTCGATCTCGGCCAGCGCCAGGGCGCAGGCCTTGACCATATCGCGTCGAGCAGTGCTCGGCTTCCACCACTGTTCATCCCAGGGCCATGCCAGCGACACCAGCAGGGCAGCGGTTCCATCGCTCGGAGCGCTGGAGCCGGCCAGGGCGTAGCAGGCGGCGGCGCGGGCCATCTCCCCGTTGTCGTGCTCGTCGTCGTGCTCCGGCGTCCATCCCTCGGCGGTGATCTGCCGGCGGCGCTCGGCCTGGACGTCGAGCCACGCCTGCGGCACTTGCCCAGCCGGGGCAGTGATGTTCGCCTCCGCGACCAGGTCGTAACGACCACCACACTCCGGGCAAGCTGCCGCCATGCAGTTCTCACCCGCGCACCCTGGGCACTTGTCCTCATCCGGTTCTGGTCCAGTCCAATTGCAGTCATGGCAAGCGGCGTAGTCGGCGGCGTCGTTGATGCCGATGTGCCGGCAGTTCGCGCACATTCTGGCCTCGGCGTAGCCCGCGCTGTGCTGAGCCTGGGTGAGCACGTCGGCGGATATGGCGCGCAAAAAGTTCTGAATTGCTCGCATATCTTCCTCGCTGGGTTCGTTACGCAGATACAGCACTACAGCTCTGGGATGTTCGGCATCGCGACCGATGCCAGATATTTCCGGCACGCTGTGCTGAGCCTGGGCTACAGGGGCGGCGTAGAGTGGAATCGTGTAATGCTCGCTGACATCGAGTGGGCGATAGATTCCTCTACTACTGCCCGGCACGCGCTGTAGCAGATCCTTGACGTCTCGATGGATGACATCGACGCGGTTTGGCTGATCGTGCATCCATGCCACCGGCTGCTGCCTCTCCAGCTCTGCGACCCTGGCCAGGGCGGCGTCATGTGCCTCGCACTTTTCCAGCATGTAGCGCAGCGAATCCAGCAGTTCGCCTTTGTCCGGGTTCATACCGATGTCGTGGCCGATGGCTTCCCACGCCTCCAGAACGGTGATCACCTCGGAGCGGAACCCGGAATACCAGAGCTTTACCGCTTCTTCCTTGTGCAGCGGGTAGCCGAGCCCGGCTGCTTCAAGCTCGTCCTCGGTTGGCCCCTCCGGCCGCTCCGCCTCTGCCTGCTCAGGTCTGAGCGCATCGGCAGGCGCTTCGTTGAACGCTTCCGCATGCGGGGCGAGGTTGAGTGGGTCGAGTTGCTCGCGAAACGCCTGGAGCCGCTCGATGCGCTCCGCCTCTTTCTCCGGAGTGGACTCGAACTCGTACAGCCGCTGGGCGGCTTCGACTACCAGCCGAGACGACACGCCGGCGCTGAAGCGGACGCCACCGACCTTGGCTGGCTGTTCCAGCTTGGGCCAGTGGTTGAATGCTCGGCGGGCGAGGGCAATGTCGCAGACCGCAGCCGGAACAGGCTGGCCGTCCTCGCCCTCGAGTTCGTTGGCCAGCCACTCTTCGAAGCTGGCTTCCGATCGAGCCGGCGCCTGGTCCTTGATCAGGGCCAGCAGGCTCTCGGCTGAGGAGTGAACGTCGTCGAGGTCCGTTGACCAGCGGTGCGGGCTGGTGTCGTGGATGTTGTCCAAGGCTTCGACGATGCCGCGCAGACGGGTGGCGCACTGCTTGATCAGTTGGTGTTGGGTAGAGGACATGGCGGTGTCTCCGGTTGCTCCGGCGCCGGCGGTCGGCAGCGGAAGCATTTGCACAGGCCTATCCGTTGGCCCGTGGTGCGGCAGATGGTGGGGCGGTTCATTGCGGTGCTCAGGTAAGTTCGAACGGCGGTTGCTGGTGAATCGGGGTTGGATGGCTGGTGCGCGGAACCTTGACGCCGTGATCGGCGAGGAAGCGCTGGGCGAGTTGGCGCAGTTGGTTCTCGCCAAGGTCGCGGCGTTCTACCAGGTGCTCGCCTGGGTTGCGCACTCCCTCGATCTGCTCGAGCTTGACCCCCAGAACGTCGGAGACGATCGGGTCGCTGCCCTCGTTGGAGATCAGGAAGAACGCTTGCACAGGCTCGCGCTGACCGTCGCGGTGTATCCGGCCGATGCATTGCTCATGCACGCCCGGCGACCAGTCGAGTTCGCCGAACACCACCGTGCTGCAGGCGTGTTGCAGGCCATCGATGCCTGCGCCGGCGCGTAGGCTGATCAGCATCAGGCGGCTGTCGCCGGCGACAAATGCGTCCTTCGCGGCCTGTTTTTCCTTCGGTGACTCGGTGCCGGTGTACATGACGGGGTTGTAGTCGGCCAACTTCTCCCGCCAGATGCTGTAGACCTCACGGTGCCAGCCGAACAGGAGCACCTGCTGTCCGCTTTCCAGTAGCAGGCGGACGAACTCCGCGACGTATGGCGCCTTCGCGACGCCAGTGGCTTGGCGCACCAACTGGTCGAACTCGCCGGCCGCACGCATCTTCTCGCCGCGGTAGGCCTCGTTGTGAGCCAGGATGGTCTTGGCCAGTGCTACCGCGTCGCCGGTGATCCGCTCCAGGGCCGCGCCGTCCGACTCGATCTCGTGCGGGATCTTCGAGAGCGCCGGAAGTTCTCGGCCGACCTCGGCCCGGGTGCGCCGGAGCATGATTCCCTCCCGACGCAGGTAGGCGCCGAACTGCTCGGCGTCCTTCAGGCGTGGTTTTTCGCCAACGCTGCCGCCCACGCACCACTCGCGCAGGAACTCGTCGTAACTGCCCAGGCAGTCCGGGATCAGTGGGTTGACGACGTGGTAGAACTCGGAGCCGTAGTTGTAGATGGGCGTCGCGGTCAGGCCCATCCGCAGGCGTGCCTGCCCCGCCAAGTACTCGCAGGCCTGGTAGATATTGCTGCTTGGGTTCCTGAGCTGCTGGCATTCCTCGAAGACCACGTACTGCACGATCTCGCCCAGGACATCGGCCCAGCCCCTGAGCTTGTGATAGCTGACAAGAATCACGTCGGGCAGCGTGTCCCAGAGGTCCGGGATGCGCTGGCGTGGCTGGCGGACCAGCGGGTAGGGTTGGCCCTTGCGGATGTGATGCACGCGCAGGTTCGGAGCGAACTCGGCGAGCTTTTCCGGCCAGTGGTTCGGGAGGGCGGCAGGGTAGACAACGACCGCCGGCAGGTTGCCGGGTTCCGCCATCGGGCATATCCCAGTGATGGTCTTGCCCAAGCCCAAGTCGTCCGCCAGCAGCAGGCCGCCGCGGATCGTGACCTGGGCGCCCGCGAAGCGCTGGTACTCGCGCGGCGGCTTGGCCAGCTTGAATGCCGGCATCGGCATCCGCCCAGCGACCAGTTCGGCCAGGTTCTGCTCCATCTGATGGTGCTGCTGCGCCAACTGCTTGAGCGATTCCTGTGCGTCCGTGTCGATCTCCATTGGGTAGCGCTGTAGGAACCACAGCAGTTCCCGGCTGTTTTCGGGGCTGCCGAGCAGGTCGATATGCTCACCCGGAGCCTGCGGCACACGCGGAAATACCCGCTTCAACCTGGCGCGCACCTGTGGTTCGCATGTGATCCGCCAGTACCGGCCGTTGTAGACGATCCGGCCGTAGGTGGTTGATGTCATAGCGTTTGCCTTCTCAGCCTGACAATGTGGAAGGGCTTGCCCGCCAACTCCGGCCGTTTGGCCATGGCGGTATCGGCCCAGCGTTGAGTGCTGGCGAGCAGCACAGCGTGGACCTGCGGAAGGGCCAGGTAGCGCTGGCACTGCCGGAGTGCGGCGGCGAGGGAGCCGTCTACTTTCACCTCGATGACGATCCCCTCCAGCCAGAAGTCCGCGCGGTTGCGTGCGTCGAGCGCCACCTCGCGCTCATGCTCGAAGCCGGCGTCAGTCAGGACGGTGGACAGAGCCTGGTGAAGCTGTACCTCGCTGCCGTATCGGTAGTGGTACCCGCCCAGCAGGGACGCCAGGCGGGACAGGTGCATGTGGTACTCGGCGCTCATGGCGTTACCCTCGGCACCCATGGCAGCAGCACCTGATTTCCACGCACGTACAGAGGGTGGCGCGGGTGGCCATCCTTCGTCGTGCCAAGACACCAGAGGCGCCCGCCGGCGGCGGTCAGGATGCTGGTTACGGCTTCTACTCGCTCGGGCTTCGCATTGGCGCCCCAGGCGCACACGATGTCGGTGTACTCGCGGGCGATCGCGCGCAGGCGCCAGTCGTTGTCTGGGCCTACTGGGTCGTCGTGCTTCCAGAGGTCGGCAGGGTTCGTCGCGCGCAAGGCGTACAGATTGACGACGGCGATCCCGTTGCAGCCCCAGGCCGAGGCGAAGTTGCGGCAGCGCCGGATTGTTGGATCGTCGAGCGCGGCATCGGCGGTGCTCGGATTGAGCATTAGGAAGAGCGCTGTGCCCTTGTCGGCCAGGCAGTCGCCAGGGCGAGTCAGAAGGTAACGGTACTGGCCGCATTCGCTGATGATGGCGCTCATGGCTGCACCTGCTGCGACACGGCAACTTGCGCAAAATCGCAAGTTGGCCTGATCTGGGGATGTCGATGGCCGGGTTTCGGCGGTAGGTGTGGGGTGAGCAGCGCGTCCTCGAGGGACATGCCTGCGGCGAGCCGCCTGCGGACGGTGCTGGCCGAGACAGGGCTCGGCAGCGTCTCCACCAGTTCCTCTATGGTTCCGGTCCGGCCGCGCACGGTGTGGGTGTGCTTGTCCTTGCGGGCCTTGCGGGCCTGGTCCAGTGCGCGGGCGAGTGCCGGCGTGCAGTAGCCCCGTTTCTGCGAGTTGGCCCGCTTGTGGTCCAGCGACTGGCCCTTCGCCGGCCACTCGATGTCCGGCATCAGGGTCAGCATTTCGCGGAATACCCATGGGCCGATGCCCAGGGCCAGCCGGGTTGCGCGCCGGGAAAGCCCGCGCGCGGCCGAGTCACGGATGAACTGTTCGGTGTTCACGGGTTCACCTCCTGTTGTGCGACGCTCAGCGCCACCGCAACCGGGCGCACCCAGATCGGCGTATTGCTGAGCATGAAGGTCTCGCCAGCCTCAGCCAGCAACAGGGTGGTGCCCATCACGCCGGCGATGGCCTCGGCCGCAGCCGGTGGTACGGCGTTGCCGATGCGCTCGCGCCAGTCGCTGTCGCTCAGGCCGTCGAGGATCAACTGTTCTTCCGGGTCCACCAGGCTCTGCAGCGCGGCCAACTCCAGGGTGGTGAAGGGCCGGTGCCAGGTACCGTCAAGCGACTGGATGATGCAGGTCAGCCGGTCGTTCGCCGCCGGCATGCGCGGGTCGGCGACGCTCCAGCGGCCGTTGTCGTGCCGCGCGCTGGCGGATACTGCGCCGGCGGACTGGTCGAACCCGACGACACCGTAGTGCCCGCCGGTCAGGTAGGCGTCGCCCTTGGTGCGATCGAGCACGCGCGGATCAGCGATCGACAGCGCGCCGCTGGCCACTTGCTGGGAGCCGGTGACCGTGCCGGTAGCGCTTCCCCACTCGCCGACGTGCAATTTGCGGCTGCTCGCCCCTGGGTGCCAGTTGTGGTACCTGGGATCGGCAACAGCCTGGCCTCCGGAACTGGGTGAGTGCCCGCCGGTGACGGTTCCGGCGTGGCTCCCCATGCTGACGACGCGAAACACGTTGTTGTGCCGGACGCCGCCTGGGCGCGGGTCGGCGACGCTGAATGTGCCTTGGCCTGGCATCGTTTGCCCTGGGATAGTCGGCGCTGATTCGGCCCAGCGGATCACCCCGAACTGCTGGCCGTGGTTCCAGTTTGCGGCTTGGCGGTAGCGAGGATCGGCTACCGAAAATGCGCCGTTGGTAGGGCCGGAGCGGCCGGCGATAGTGCTGGCAGTGTCGTCCCACCCATGCACCCCCATGTAGCCGGAGCGGTACTCCGGCACGATTACCAGGTCGCGCAGGTGGCCGTCCTCGATCGCCAGCTTGTTCAGGCTCCGCCAGTCGCTGCCGGCCTCTACCAAGGCCAGGCGCACCCAGGTCTTCCAGTGCAGCGATGGGATGCGGTGCATTGGCCCCGCGGCATCGATGTCGCCCGGCAGCGGCATGCGGCCGAGGATGTCGCCGACGGCGCGCAGGCTCTTCTTCTCTGGCTCGTACAGGAAGGGGGGCACTTTTTCGACGTGCCGCGCGACAAGCAGGAAGCGCTTCCGGGACTGCGCCAGGCCGCCGAGTTCGCCGCAGTCGTGAGTGGTTTCCGCCACTGCGTAGCCGAAGCCGCCGAGCAGGCTATTGATCTGGTCCAGCAGGTGCCGGCCGCGGCTGGCAAGGCGTGGGACGTTCTCGAAGACGATCAGCGGTACCGGGTCATCAGCCCATGCCTCGCCCATCAGCCAGATGCAGCGCAGCGTCAACTCGTTCAGCGCCTGGTACTTTGGAGTCAGGCTCATCTTCTCCGACAGCAGGCCGCTGGCGCCTTTGCAGGGCGAGCTGATGAACACGGCATCCGGCCGGCGCCCGCCGGCGGCGCGACGAATATCCTCCGGAGTCGCCTCCCGCCAACCGGCGGGCGGCTCCTTTCCATGGAAGCGGATGTATTGGTCGCGGGTGAACAGGTCCAGCAGGGTACCCGGGACACCGGCCAGGCGCTCGAAGTCGCGCAGGCCGGCCGGGTCCACGTCGATCCCGCCGAGGCAGACCCATTCAGCCTCGACGTTGCCGACCCGCGGGCGCGCCCGGTTGAAACCGGCGGCGCCGCCGCCCAGGCCGCAGCAGAAGTGGAAGTGGTACAGAGTGCGCTTGATCATGCGGCGGGTTCCTTATGGATAATGTCGGCCTCGGCCTCGAGCAGGGCGAACAGGTCGGGCATGGCCATCTCTTCCTCGGCAGACTTGCAATAGCCGGCACCGTCCAGGAAGTAGCGGGAGTTCAGTTCGTGGGCGCGGGCTCTGCGCTTGAGCTTCAGCGCGCAGTACGGGACGGTCATGATCCCGCCGAAGGGATCGAAGACCAGGTCTCCTTCCATGGAGTACTGCACGATGGCCCGGTCGACGATGTCGAACTGCAGCGGGCACAGGTGCATTTCCTGGCCCTTGCTGTACTGCTGGGCGTTGAGCGTCCGCATGCGGGCGACGTCGGTCCATACGTCCGGGTGCCAGGACTGCGGTGGCAGCAGCATGAAGCCGGTGGGCAGCTTCCCGGTGACCTCCAGCGATTCGCCGATGCGGACGTGGTGCTCGAAGTCGTAGACGGTGGACAGGCTGTAGTCGCGGTACAGCTTGAACATCACGTCGTGCGGGATGCCTTCGAAGTCCTCTTCGGTCAGCGGACGGTTGCCGCTGCTTCGGGTGAACCCGTGGGCGTCCAACTGCCAGCGTGCCCGGCTGTAGCCGTTGCCGCGGGTGACGGTGAGCTTCTTGTCCATGGCGAAGGGAACGATCTGGCCGTCTTCGTCGATGCACAGGGGCTTGGCCTTGACCACCGGAATGTCGCCGTAGGCGTTGGAGTTGTCGGTGGGGGGCTTGCGGAAGATCAGCAGGTACTCGGGCATGCCGACACCCATCTTGGTGCCGTCCTTGCACTGTTCCGTCCACGAGAGGCGGTAGGTCTGGGCGTTCTCGCGAACCACGTCGGTGACGATGGTCTTCATGCCCATGTAGGCCCAGCCGTGCTTGACGAAGGCCCTGGTCACTTCCATGTGGAAGGGGTAAGTGGTCTGGAAGCCGAGGCCAGTCATGCCGCCGGGAACGATGCGATCCTTCACATGGATGCAAGCGAGACGCCCTGGGATGGTCACGCGCAGCATTTCCGGGATCAGATAGTCCATCTGCTCGAAGAAGTGCGCGTTGTCGTCGGTGTGGCCGAAGTCGGCGTAGTTCGGCGAGTACTCGTACTGGGTGCTGAAGGGGATGCTGGTGATGGTCAAGCCGACGCTGTTGCTTTCCATGCGGCGGGTTTCGAGCACGGTGTCGTTGTTGACGATGGTGTAGTCCTTGCCCTTGATCTCGACGCGCTCCACGCCCATGGAGCGGGTAAGGGTCTGTGCCATGGCGGCCACGGACAGGCCGTACTGCTTGATGATCTCGGTCATGCGCTGAACCATGGTGTTGTGCTGCTGCCACTTCCGTTCGAGTTGGCGGCGGATGTCGCGCTCGGCCTCGGTATAGATCAGGTCGATGCGCACGCGGCCGGTCTGCAGGAATCGGTGCAGGCGGTGAATGGACTGGATGAAGTCGTTGAACTTGAAGCCGATGCCCAGGTAGATGGCCCACGAGCAGTGGCGCTGGAAGTTGCAGCCGCTGCCAGCGATCACCGGCTTGGCGGCCAACTCCTGGAACTCGCCGTCGCTGAACTGCACGATGGCGCGCTCGCGCTCCTCCAGATCCTGGGAGCCGTAGACGCTGACGGCGGTGGGGATAGCGGCCTCGATCGCGTGGCGTTCCGCCTCGAGGTCATGCCAGATGATCCGGTGAGCATCTGGAGCCTCGGCCCGGATCTCCATCAGTTTGGCGATCCGGGCAGTAAGGCTCTCGCGCTTCTCTGCGGCGGCGTCCTGCACGCCAATGGCGGTGTTGCGAAGCAGGCGGCCCTGGCCGTTACGCTCATGGCCAGCGTGCGAGTGGTCGGACGGTACTTCGTGCCAGCGGATGTCCAGTTCCGGTAGCGCGTAGCCTTCGTCGCTGAACCCGAGGTCGCTGGGGCGCTGAACGAAGATCGCCCAGGACGCCACCCACATCCAGAACTCGCCCTCCTTGTGGGCATGGATGGTGAGTTGGTCGGCCTTCTCCGAGTTGCGTTTGAAGAACCTGGTCTTGGCCTGGCCGACATCCATCACGCCGAGGAACGCCGAGTACGCCAGCAGCTCGATGTATTCGTTCGGGCTCGGCGTGGCCGTGGCCACGTACCGGTACCGGACGCCATCGCCGCGGATGCCGGCGGCGTGATCGTCACCCGCGAACAGGGCCATGAACTCGCGGAACGTCTTGCTGCCGCCGAAGCCGCGCAGGCAACTGGCTTCGTCCAAACTGGCCACACTGAACCGGCGAGGGTCGAGCTTGCCATCGCGGACGGTCTCGTAATTGGTCAGGTAGATGGTGTTGGGGTCGTCTACCTCGTCGAAACTTCGGATGAACCGGACGGTGATGCCGAGCATCGCGGCGTCTCGGTAGAACTCCTGGCGCACACCCAGCGGGATGGTGATGAGCGCGTAGCCGCCGGCCAGGTCGCGAGTGACGCGCACCACTTCAAGCTGCATTACCGACTTACCCAGGCCGAAGGCCGCGAAACAGGCCGCGCGGCCTTGGCGCACCAGCCAGGTGGCGATGGCGCGCTGGTGCGGCTTGAGCAGGGGGTTGAAGGCCGAGGGCTCCACTTCGAAGCCTTTCGGCTCGGCGAGGCGGACCTTCGCTCGCAAGAAGTCTTCATAGGCGGTCATGCTGTTTCCTTGAGGAACGGCACGCACCGGACGCCGCCCTGCCTGACGCGGGCGGCCCACGAGGCATGGTTGAATCGCCCACAGGGCGGCGTCCGGTGCGTGCTTGCTGGAAGAGAAAGCGCCCCGGGTGGGGCGCTGAAGTGGGATGGCTACCGCTGGCGCAGGGCCTGGACCAGGTACGGATCGACGTCGGGTTGCCGCAGCAGCCAGGACTTGTAGTCGCTCGGGACTTGATTGATCGGCGTGCCTTTGTGCTTGCCGTAGGGCATCCCTGTCGGGACTCGCGCGGTTTCGCTCAGGCGCCACACGGCGTCCCAGGAGCCCAGTAGGCCGGGCTGCACCTGGCCCACGTGTGCCAGTAAGTGCCCGAGCAGCCGCGTGCAGTTCACGACATCGTCCAGCGCGGAATGCGCATTGCGCACCATCTCCCGGCAGCGCTCGCGTTCCGCCCTATGGAAGTGGTAGAGCATCGCCGATTGCGTGTGGCTGTCGAGTTCGGGGAACAGGTACCGGCTGAGCGCCAGGGTGCAGATTCGCGGAATCTCGGGCGCTCCGGCCATGCGCCAGTCGAAGTCGACGTTGTGCCCGATCAGGTACGAGACGTTGGGAGGCAGGCTGAACTCACTGCTGTCTGGAGCGTCGATCAGATCCTCGGGCAGGATGGCGTGAACAGCCATCGCGCCGAGACTGATCTCCACGCTCGGCCTGTACAGGCTGCGGAAGCAAGGGTAGTGCTCCAGGGCGGCAGCCTGGAAATCCTCCAGGCGTTCCGGCAGGGACAGCCAGGCCGCTTCGATGATCTGATCGGTCTGGTGGTCGGTGCCAGTGGTTTCGGTGTCGAGAACGATGGGCTTCATGGGCCCTCCAGGGGTAGAGGCGGCCATCCGAGTCCGCCTTGAGTTGGGGTCAGGCCGCAGCCTGGTGTTGCTGGTCGGCGAGTTGCCCGGAGTTGATCCAGGCCGCCTGTAGCCAACTCGGCGTCTTCGCCATCGGTTCCTTGAGCGTGCCGGCGACGATCAGCGTGTCGATCTCGCCGCCGGCGGCCAGGCTCTGGAACAGCTTCATCGCCTGCTGAGTGCGGGCAGGGACATCCAGCACGTCGAAGCGATCCAGCAACGCCAGGCGCAGGCCGGAGATCGTCGCGATGGTCAGGGCCAGCGTCGCGTCGCACCGCCAGCGTTCGGACTCGGACAGCAGGCCGTACAGTCGACCGCCGAACGTGACATCGATGTCGGCGCTGATCTGTACCGGCGACCAGCCGGCGGTGCCGGATAGGCGCTGCAGCAGCTCGTTCACCGGTCCGATCGCATCGGCCAGGATCTCCGCTGGGATGCCCGCGGGCGATAGGGCATCGGCCAGGGCGCTCCAGGCGCAGACCTCGGCGTGGAATCCGGCGGCCTGCTTGATGACGTCCTGGCGCTGGGCGGCAGCATTGAACGCTTCCTGCAGCGACTGCACCTTGGCCTGCTGCCGGTCACGCGCCTGGCGCAGTTCGTTGATCGCTTGTTCGCCGTTGGCGATCGCCTCGGCGCTGGGCGCCTGGGCGGTTTCGGCTTCCAGGGCGGCGGCCTGCGCGGCGGCGTCTTCGCTCTCCTTCAGGTCCCGCCGGCTGTTGGCGACGGCCCGCTGAGCGCTGGCAAGATACCCGCGGTACTCCTCCAGGCGTTTCGCCGCCTCGGGATCGGCAACCTTCGCCGGTGGCTGGTGCGCGACCAACTGGCCGGCCTGCAGGTCCACGGCGCCCTGGCAATGAGGGCAGGTCAGCGGCTGGTGGGCGGGCTCGCCGCTGGCGGCGGCCTCGGCTGCCATCACCTTTTCCGACCATTCGTCCTGATTGGCCTCGTCGGTTGCCAGCTTGTTGCGCCGGCGGTCGGCCAGCGCTGCGGTTTCGCGCAGAGCGGTGATGCGGCTGGCCCGCGCCTGGGCGTCGGCGTGGGCGCGCTTGCTGGAGCCCAGGGTCTGCTGGGCCTCGTCCAGGTCCTGGGCGGTGGCTCGCAGTTCCGCGCGCGCCGATTCCAGTTCCTCCTCGCTGACGATGACCGGCGGCGCCTCCGGCTCCCACCCGTTCGCCTTCTCGCTGCCGTAGTTCTCGCCGGTGACCGCTTTCCAGGCGCCGCGCGCTTCGCTGGCGTAGTCCTTTGCCTGGCCGACCATGGCGGAGAACCCGGAACGGAGCAGGGGCTTCACCTTCTCGAACAGCGCCAGGTCGATGCCCTTGGCCTTCAGGCGCTTGCCGACCTCGGCCGGGCTGGCGCTGGCGCCGGTCAGGTCGAACAGCACCCGGCGGCGATCTTTGGCGTCCAGAGCGGCGAAGCGGCTGGCGTCGAGCACGAACGGCAGGAACGGCGAGTCGGCGAGCGGGGAGCCTTTGCCGCTAGGCAGCGCGACCCCGCAGGCCTGAACCTCGCCGGCATCGTCCAGCCACTCGACGCGGGCCTCGCCCTTCTTTGCGCCCTCGGTGATCAGTTGGCCGATATGCTGCTTCTGTGCAACGCGGCCGGGCTTGCCGGTGAAGGCGTGGCTGATGGCGTCGATCAGCGAACTCTTGCCGGCGCCGTTGTGTCCGGCCACCAGGAGCACCGGCGCAGAAACATCAAGGGCCGCATGACGCAGCCCTTGGAAGTTGGTGATTTCGAGTTTCGTGATGCGCATGGCTCACTCCAGGTCGAGGGCGATATCCCCCGGCTTCTTGACGACGCGGTAAGTGTTCAACTCGCGGGATTCCTCGTTTTCCTGCTCGAGCACGATGACGCCCTGGTCCAGCAGTTGGAGAATGACGCGCTCGGCTTCCTCGGTGGTGAGAGCGAAGCGCGATTGCAGCCAGGCCGCGTCGAACACGTCCTTCTTGGTGGCGACGCCGATGGCGATCTCGCCCAGGGTGTGGCCGGCGAAGCGCTCGACGGTGAGTTGCGGCAGCTCTTGGAACTCGGCATCGACGACGTCGCTGTCGTCTGCTGGTTGCATACCGCCCCAGGCGCCGGCGTCTTCCATGTCGTGGTCGCCGCCATTCAGGTCCAGCGGGTTCTGGTCCGGGTCAGGCTTGACCTGGTCCATGCCCTCGGTGAACTCGTTGGCGCCGCCGATGATGAGCAGGCAATCCTTGTTCACCGCGAACAGCAGGTCCTCCTTGTGAGGGCTGCTCGGATTCACCACGAATACGGCCTTCATCTTGTCCTTCGCGGTCATCGACTCCAGCTTGCCGTAGACCGTGTCGCGGTCGCCGCCGGCAATGGTGTGGACCGCGATGGTGGCGGCATTCCGTACCTGGCGCTCCAGGCGGTCGATGATGTCCTGCTGCTTGGCCTCGGGAAGCTTCTGCCAGCAGTCCGGCATGATCCGGATTTCCTGGATCAGTCCCTGCAGCAAGCTCTTGCCGAGCGTGTCGGCGGTCATGTTCATGAAGTGCGGGTTGTTGCTCATCGGGAATGGGTCCTATTCGTTGGCGATCCGTTCCAACTGCTCGAGTTGGGCGTCGCTGAGGTAGGTGTGGGCGCCGTAGCGCTGGAAGTTGCTGCGGAGGTCGGCCAGGAACTGCTCGTCCCAGTCCGTAGCGGCGTTGAGCTCGGCCGCGCCGAGTAGCGCGGCGAACTCCCCGACTTGGCCGTACCGCTCAAGGACAGTAAGGCTGGGCATGGCCGGTTACTCGAGATTGAGCTCGTCGGTGCCGGTGTCCGGCTGCTGGCCCGGGGCGGGTTCGGTGATTTCGCCCGTCTCGGTGTTCACGCCGTCCGGCGGAGAGGGCTCGTCTCCATCGTCTTCGGCGGCGACAGCCGGCGGCGCCGGTTCTTTGTCTCGGAGATCATCGACATGCACCGTCACGGTTTCACCCTGGATATCGGTGTCCCGCGGTTCGATGAAGTCGTTGACCTCTTCGACGGTCTGCAGGCCCATCAGCAGCTCAGGCGCATACAGGCGGCCCAGTAGGCTGGCAGCGCGGTAGCGCAACATCACCTCGGGCATGGTCTGCCACTTGCTGCCGTTCTTGGTGAGCCAGCCCTCGTCGAGCGCCATTTGAATCGACACTTCGGGGCTTTCGATCACGGGCACTCCGTACTCGCGGCACAACTGGAGCATCGACTTTTTGCGAAGCTCCTCGGGGCTGAAGGTCGGGATTTGAACGCCCCTCTCGGTGGTCCAGGCCGTGCAGGTCTGATGGCGAACCTTGATGGTCTTCGTCTCCTCGACCTTCTGCTTGTTCTTCCAGGTAGTCGCCTTATAGGAAACCTCCTGCTCTTTGCCCGGCTGGCTGAGGTCGTAGCGGAGCGGGTTGAAACGGCCGCAACTGTTGATCGAGGCGATGATGAACTGGCTGGACCAGCTCGGCCGGCCCTCGATCACGTACAGGTTCTGCATCACCATCAGCGGATCGGCGCCCATACGCTGCGCCATGTTCAGAGCGACGATGCAGTTCGGCAGCCCGGCGCCGTTCGGGGTGTAGCCGGTGACCTTGCCGTACTCTTTCACCTCGGCGAAGGCGCGGTACTGCACCGGCACTAGGGTAGACGCGCTGAGCGCCTTTGCGACGCGCTGGATCTGGTCGAAGCCGGCGCCGGTGAGGAGGGACATCGGCGCATCGTTGGTTGACCTCGCGACGGCGCTGGTCTTCAACTGCTCCAGTTGGGTGGGTTCGCTCATGCTGCTGTCTCCTTGTAACCCATGAATTTCCGGTACTCGGCCTCGGTCGCAACGCTCACGACGCGGTGCTCGTCGGGCTTGTCCGGCTTGTTGTGCTGCTTGCGCTGGGCCTCGAGGAACTGGCCGCGATCCCAGACGCGGTGGTGGTTGATGACCTCGCGGCGCTTGCCGGCCGGGTCGGTGAGGCGGACGTACAAATCTTCGGATTTCATGGCGATCCTCATTCGTGGTATGGGCAGGTCCGCCAGCGCGGACAGTACTTCGGGCTGCAAAGTGGGCTTTGCGGGTTCGGGGGGAAGAGGCCGGTGCGGAACATGTCCGCCGCGTAGTCGATCAGGCCGCGGTGCGACTCGCTGCCGGCCATCATCTGGCGCGCACCGACGATCTCCCCGACCGCCGCCTCGGGCTTGCCCTTGGTCTTCAGGCCGATGATCTCGGCCGGCGCGGTGATCGCATCGCCGGTGGTGTGCTCGTAGAGCAGTTCGTAGGTGCCGATCTGGGCTTTGTGGCCCTTGGTCTTGGCCACGCCCTGGCTCACCGCGGCGCCGCCGGTCTTCACGTCGGCGATGCCGACGCCGCAGCTATCGCGCTTGATGCGGGCCCGGTCGAGTTGGCCGGTCAGGCGGACAAGGATGCCGCCACCGCAGTCGATCTCCATCGGCTTGGTCGTCAGCTCCACGGCCACGAAGTCGTAGCGCGGGCTGATGTCGTTGCAGTACTTCGTGTGCAGCGTCAGTCCGGTGGACTCGGCTTCGCGCGGGCTGATGTCGGAGCCGCGCCAGTCCACTTCGAAATCGGGCTGCTGCAGCGTGTGCACCAGCAGTTCCGAGGCGTCGTAGGCGCTGATCGGCTCGCCGTTCACCCGTGCCGCGTCGAATGCTGCGGTGCTTGCGTGGATCGCGGTACCGAGCAGCGCCCGGGGGGACGAAGGGCTGCGCATCTTCAGGAGGTGTACGCCCTCCCACTTGAACGCGCAGTCGAACAGCGCGCCCCAGGACGAGGCGCGCACGGTGATGGTTTGCATGGTTGGCTCACTTCCCGGCGATGGGTGCCGTGGCGGGTTGTTCGGCGGTGATCAGACCGCCCCAGGCAGGGGCGAAGATGAGCAGGATGTAGAAGGCGGTCATGGCCAGGGCGCCGAGGAGGGTGGCTTTACGCTTCGCGTTCATCGAGAGCCTTCCTGGCGAGCATGTCGCGCTTGCTTCGTTCGAAGGCTGGACTCCAGAAGCGGAAGCCATCCAGCCAATGGATCTCGCGCCCCTGACGACGGAGTCGGCGGGCACGCTGGGCGCCCACCGCGCGCAAGCCATAGGTGCTGCTGAAAAACCTGGTGCGCAACGCCTCGATACTCTCGGCAGGGTCGTACTTCCGATAGTTCCTGCTGGGGCGATTGCTTGCCAGCCACTCTTCCAGCTTTGCCTTGGATATCCGGCCGCCGGAGAAGACGTAGCAGTGATGCAGCTTCTCGATTGTGCTGATACCGACTTGTACGGTTGGCTCCGGCGGGCTGGGGTGCGCTGCATCCCAGACCTGCCCATGGCATTCAAGGGTGCCTCCGTCATCCAGCCGAATCGTGAACTTGCGCCCCGCGAAGGCATCGGTGGAGCCGGGGACCTCCTTGAGGAAGTCGTAGAACCCGCTGTCGTTGGCGATCAGGTGGCGGCCACGCCCGCCCCAACCCGCAACCTTCTCGAACTCTCCGCAGGAGTAGACGAACTCGGGCATGCGGTCGATGACCACGAAAATCTGGGTCATGTACGCCGATTTGTGCTCAATGACGTCGATGATCTGGATTGGCTCAGCCACGGCGCACCCCCAGGCACTTCCGGCCTTTCTTGATGGTCACGGCCATGCGGCGCGGGAGATTCACCACCAGGGTCTCGCGAGGCAGGCCGAGTACCGCGGCGATGTCGGCGCCGGCAGGCATCACCAGGTCGTCGAGCTGGTCGTCGATGATCGAGCGAACGGGGCGGGTGGTCATGTGTTCGTGCTCCTGAGTTCTGCCCAGCGCGAATCCGCTGCGGCGTCGAGCCGGCGGCGCATGTCGTCGTAGAGGCGGGTGTCGATGAAGTCCACTGCGTAGGCCAGTTCGATCTGACCGTGGAGGAAGCTCTGTTCGGGGCGCGGGAAGTGGGACCGGCGCATGGCCGTGATGCCTTCCTCAATCATCCGAACCGCGCGTTCATTGCTGAAGGCCATCGTCGTCCTCCTGCTCTTCGTCCTCGTGCTCCGGTTCCGGCTCCGGCTGGTCCCAGAGCGGGTCGACGGCACGGTCGTAAGCGAGTTGCGCGTTGCTGAAAGCCGCGCGGTTGCGGCGCTCGCGGTATGTCCACATCGGGATGCTCTCCGTGGTTCACCTGCATTCGGCAGCACCCAGGCACACGGCAGTCGTGCCCGGTGGGGCGCCGTGGTGGGTGCTCTCGAATGGGGGTTGAAAAAAGCCCGGCCGGAGCCGGGCAAAGAGGGGGAACGCTGCATGCGCAGCGGGGAGTGATCGGCGCGAGGGCGTCCCCTCTGGCTCCGTCCGCGCCACCAGCCGGCGGCGTTGCTCGTTGGCTCGCCTGCTTACGAGGCAGGTGCCTGACTCGGCTGCCGATCACTCTCCGCTACGCCCTGGCCGTGCCAGGAGCGGAAAGAGAAGGGCGCCGCCAAGCGCCCTGTCTCCACTTACATGCACCGCCTTATGTGAAAGCGGTTGGGTACAGGCTCGACCGCATGTTGGCGATCTGCCGTTGGGGCTGGGCTACATGTCGAGATCCTCCGTTGTGCGCGCCGTTGGACCGGCGGGCGCTCGCCGTGGGTTAAACGCCCGGCAATGGGCCAGGCGCCGAAGTCAGGAGATCGCGGTGCAGGCCCGCAACGCGACCGGTGCCGATTGGCCTTCGATCCAGATAACCGCCGCCCCGCCAAGCGACACGCTGGCCCGGCCGACGGTGCGGGTGCGCTGCGGTTCGGCCCCGCGGTACGGGCGGTACTCGATCAGCGCGGGCGCCGGGTGCTCTCGGTTCCAGGCCTCGACCAGCTCCGCCGGCGGCACCGGTCGGACGTTGCCGATCTGCTGGTAGATCTCGGAGCGGTGGATGGCGACGTCGTCCGGGGCGGTGATGCCGAGGCGCACCTGGTCGCCCTGGCTGCCGAGGACCGTGACGGTGATGTTGTCGCCGATATGCAGGGTTTCGCCGGGTCTTCTGGTCAAGATCAGCATGGTGTGACTCCGTTCGGGGTGACGGCCACCTCAGGAAAGCGGCGCGAGGTAAGCGGTCAGTACGGTTTCTCGACCTTTCCTTGGTCTTGCAGGCTCTTGACCTTGAAGAGCTCAGAGAGGATGTCATCCATCACCTTGCCCATCTGATTGCGCAGGCCGTCCTTCAGGTGACCGGTGATGTTCACGGCGCTGTCCTTCATCTGCTTCGAGAAGTCTTCGGCGCAGATTTGCGTCATCAGGTATTCGGCGCGGGTGACAGAGTTGTAACCGCCATCGGCTCTACCTGTGCGTGGATCGACCTTCGCAGACCAATAGCCGCTTACAGTTCGCTCCAGCTCTTTGCGAATGCTGGTCGGCTCACCTTCCGGCTGCCCCCAAGCGGTGACGCGCTGGTAATCGCGCTCGAAGCAGTTGTGCACGGTTTCGTCGATTGCTTTCTCGACCTGGGCCATTGCGCGTTCGGCGAAGATCTTGTCGATGCGCGATTTCACTTCCCTGGCAATCAGCCCTGAGAGTTCGCTGTCATGGCTCAGGATCTCGTCTGCGGCTTTCGCGACGATGGCGGCTTTCAGGTCTTCTTCATTGATGTTCAGCATATCCGTGCCCTCCAGGGCTGGTGTTCGGTGACTTTGCGGCGTCAGCCCAGGCGATCCGGGACGACCTTCATTGCCTCGGCGACGAGCTTGTGGGCCCCTTCGGAGTCCACCGTGGCGAACCCCTTTTCGGCGTGGTCCCACTGCTCATCCTCGTCGCCGGGGAAGCTGCTGCACGCCACTGAACAGACGCCAAGCCCGTCGGGCTTGAAGTAGAGGCGCACCTCTGGGCCGTCGTCCCCGCGATCAAGCATCACGAGCACCTGGCCCAGGTCTTCGAACTCGAAAAGCTTCGCGAACTGCTTCATTGGAATTCCTCTGGTTGGCTTCCCAGATGCCCCTCGGGGGAAGGGCATCGAGGAAATCGGTGTTTCTCCCGCGTTCGCCTACTGGGCTTCTACAACCCGCGGGTGGTGCTGTCCTCACCACTGCCGATAGCAGCTCGGACTCGATGTGTTTGGCCTTGGGCTTCCCTCGCAGCGCCTTCAATCGGCATAGAGCGCTGGTCGTCGGGGACGGTGTTTCACTCCACGCTTGACTACAGCCCGGCGGCCTGGTGAGTAGGGCAGGTATGCGTGGGTTGCCGATCCGAACATCGGCTGGGCTTAGTGCTTCATGGGCTGGTTCCTCCTCTAGTGATGGGGTGGAGAACTCTCCGGTATGGAGCAGGTCGATCCCTCTTCGGGGCCTGGAACCGACTTCCCTCGGTCCGTGGTATCCGGTGAGTCTCCGGCTTGTTGGCCAGCGGTGTTGTGCTGGCGTTGAGCAAATTAAACATGGCGTTTATTCTTGTGTCAACACGAAATGTTTATTTCCGTTTATAAATTGAGGGCGGAGACGCCCATGGCTTTGGGATAAGGCCTGCGCGTCAAGAACTTGCGTTAGGATGCTGGCGTTGCCGGGATGGCATTTTTTAAGGAGATGGTGATGCGGATGATGTCTCTTGCTGCCGGAGCGCTAATGCTGCTGACTGGCTGCGAAGTGTCTCAAGACATGGCTGTTGAGAAGGGAAAGGACATGGTGGCCTCGGCCCTCAAGGACCCAGATTCAGCAAGCTTTTCCGGGGTCTACATGCTTGAGACCGACGTTATCGGTGACACTCATTACGGGTACTTATGCGGAGTAGTGAACTCCAAGAACTCGTTCGGTGGATACACGGGGAATCGTCGGTTCTCTGCGCGCTTTCAGTACTCGACTGGCGGGCAGTTGGAGGTGAGCTATCTGCAGCTAGAGGAAGGCCGGAACGCCAAGGAAATGTCCGATGGCGTCACCTTTTTCGAATCCTTTTATTGGAGAAAGCGGTGCCTGCAAGGAGAGGCGCAGCCCGTAATCACCAAGGCGCCAGAGCCGAAGGGGAGCTTGATGGCGCTCCAAGTCGGGCAGCGCTCACTGCCTGCCAAGCAGAAAATAATCACCCGTCTTTCGCCCGACTTGACTGCGGCCACTTCACTCCCAATTGAAAAGGGGCAGATCGTTACTGTTCAGGAGGCTAAGGAGGGCTGGATTCGGATCTCGAAAGACCCCGCGAGTCCACAGTGGATTGTTCCAGAACTTGTGGATTGGGCATCACCATAGATTGTGTAAAGAGGGCGGGGCTAGAAGCGAAAAGCCCCGCTGGCGCGGGGCTTTCGACTTGAACCCAATCAGAACTTCTGCCCGTTCCACCCGTAGATCACCTGGGCAAAGATGGTCAGTTCACCTTCGCGATCCGCCGCTACCTCAATCGGACGGTAGCGATCGTTGTCCGACAGGATGCTGAGCCCGTCGAGGTGACGCTGGATTCGCTTGATGTGCAATTGCCCGGACATCATGAAGAAGTAGATCGCGTCGCATTCGACTGCTGTAATCCCCACGTCAACCAGTAGTGGGTCGCCGTTCCTGATGGTGGGCGACATGCTGTCGCCGCGGCCGGAGATCAGCTTGATGTTGTCGATTGAGGTGTAGACCAGGTTTTGCCTCACCCAGGCAGCGTCCAGAGTCATTGAGTCGACGACACTGTTGAAGTCCGGCGGCTCGGTGCCAGGCCCCATTGAGCCGGCGACATCGAAGCGCTCAATACTGATTAGTGAGCGGTAGCTGGCTATCTTCTGCGCGAGTGGAACTGGTAGAGGTGCAATGTCGATCCGTTCAGTCGCCACCTTTGGCTCTTCGCCGTACTCTAGCCACTCCGGGCGGACGCCAAGTACTGATGCCGCCTTGAGCAGCTTGCCCTTGGCCAGTCCTCGTTTAAACCAGTTGTGGACGTTCTGGGACTCAGTCCCCATATCTCGTGCAAAGTCTGCGTAGGGAATCCGGCGCGAGTCCAGTTCGCGGCGGAGCCTTTCTCCTGATGTATTCATAAACAAAGAGTTTATCCACCTTGCGCTCCAGCGGAAATAAACGTAACGTTGAATAACGTTTATGTCTCTGCGGAGAATGTTTATGGCAAGTTCGCCACTCGAAAAAGCAATCCTCGCCGTGGGGTCTGCGAAGGCTCTTGCGCAGAAGGTCGGGGTCACCCCGATGGCGGTCACTCAGTGGAAGGTCCGAGGTATTCCGGCCAACCGAGTTCACTCCATCGTGGCTGCATGTGCAGGCGCTGTCTCAGCCGAAGAGTTGCGTCCTGACCTGTTCAAGGCTGCCTGACCATGTCGACGAGCAAGTTAACCCCCGAGCAAGAGTCAAGATCACGCGATTTCGAGGCGCTGTTCTTGAGCCAGCTTCTGTCGGTGGGCCAGAAAGTCGTTGCCGATTCAGTCGGCTTGAGCGAGTCGGCTATCACCGGGTGGAAGAAGGACGGCCTCATCGAGCGCTTCTGCAAGGCCGCCTCGGTGCTTGAGCTTCAGATCGTTCCCCAGCATGCGGTGGTCGTCAGCGCGGACTATCTCCGTTCGCTGGAGACGCTGGCCGAGCTGGGCCTCAAGGCCGAGAAGAAGCGGCCAGGACCGCTGGGTTGGGACTGAATGCCGTCCTTCCAGATCAACGACGAGGAGTGGGATGCGCTCTTCGACGAGCCGCATCAGCTGCTGAAGGTGTACTGCGCGATCCGGATGTTCATGGACTACAGGACCGGCATCGCTGGCGAAACCCGCCGCCTGAGCGAGCAGATGCTGATCGAGGTTTTGAGCATCCCGGCATCACCTGGGCGTCCTGCGCACAAGGCGACCCGCAAGGAGGCCCGCTACACCATCGATGCGCTGGTGCGCCGCGGCATGGTCGAGCCTATGCCCAGCATCGGTCCTTTCGTTTTCCACCTGCCGAAGGCTTCACGGGATCAATCCGCCTCGGAGAGGTGGGGCCATAGGTTTGACCAAGGTGGGGCCAGACCTGGGGCCCTAGGTGGGGCCAAGGATTTAGAGCCAGAAGCCCCGGAACTACTGGGCTACAGCGAAGAGCTTGGAGCAGGCGGGGCCAGAGGTGGGGCCGGAGGTTATTCCGAGGTGGGGCCAGAGGTGGGGCCCACTTCCGTTCTTCCTCCGATACCTCCTCCGTCACGTAACGCGCGCGAGGCCGAGCCGGTATCTGGTGCTGACCGATTCCCGATGCATGAGGCCTGGGTGCCGAGTGCGAAGGGGTGGGCGGCAACGCTGGTCCGCAACGGAATTGGGACCTACCAACTACGCGACGACGAGCTTCTCGAATTCCGCAGCTACTGGATCAACCGCCCCGAGAAATACCAGTCCCAAGGCCAGTGGGAGCACGAACTGGCACAGAAAATCCGCCGCAACCAGCGCTTCGACCAGAACAGGAGCAGCCATGGAAACCAAGCAGGAAACGCCGAAGGCCAAGCCGGCCATCGTGCCGCCAAGCGCGGCTTCTCTCATCGACAAAGCCCTCGCTCAGCCGTCGACCGCGTCAACGCCATCGTCGCAGCCAACGAGGCTGCCCGACAGGCTGCTGGAACGGCTCTGGGTGAAGATGACCGAGATGTACGGGCACCGCTGGACGTCGAGTTTTGGCGACAACCCGAACCCTGACGGCGCCTGGGCTACGGTGCTCCAGGGGCTGACCGGCCAGCAACTGGCCCACGGACTCAACATGCTGACGTTCATGGGCAGCCGGTTCGATTGGCCGCCGGCGGCGCCGACATTCCGGGAGCTCTGCTTGAGCGTCCAGCCGGAGTCGCTCGGTCTGCCGGACCACGACACCGCGTTCCACCAGGCTCTGGCGTGCCGCTACCGCCACCAGGTGGTCAAGGCCGCCGCCGAGGCCACCGGCGTTTTCGATCTGCGCACTGGCGAGGTGAACGACGATCGCCTCCGCAAGCGCTTCGGGTTCCACTACGCCGAGATGGTCCGGCGGTGGGCAAACAACATCCCGCTGAGCCGGCCCGTCGTCCACGCGATCGAGCATGACACCGGGAAGAGCTTGCTGGACCTGGCCGAGGATGAGGCTGAGCAGCATCTCCGCCGGCGGATGCAGGCCCAGGGCCTGGATGGGCTCAGTGGCGCCCAGGCGCGAGAGATGCTGTTCGCTCGGTGTGGGGCGCGCAAGGGAGGGACCACGCATGCATGAGGTTCTGGCGTTCCTCGGCGCATTGCGCGAGCTTCACCCCGACATGAATCGTTGGGGGCTGCATGGTGGCTGCTTCCGAGTGTACCTGGTGCTCAAGAACCGGTTCCCCGAGGCTGAGCCTTGGTATGACGGGGACCATGTCCTGACACGGATCGCTGAGCGTTTCTACGACATCCGCGGCGAAGTACAACCGAACAACCACCAGAGGATGGATCCGCTGGTGTTCAACCGCGCCTACGACTGGCACCAGCCAGCGCTCAGCGCAGAGCAGGCCGCGCAGGAGCAGCACGCATGACCGATGATCTTCAACCAGTGTTTTTCTCCGTGCCCGGCGAGCCTCAGGGGAAGGGGAGGCCTCGCATTGGCCGCGTCGGCGCCCATGCCCGGATGTTCACGCCGGCGAAGACCGTGGCGTACGAAGGACTGGTTGCCATGGCCGCACAGCAGGCAATGGCGGGGCGCCCGCCGATAACCCGGCCTTGCCTCATCGAGATATGGATGTACCACCAAGTGCCAGCCTCATGGTCGAAACGCAAGCGTGCCCAGGCTCTGGCCGGCGAGATCGCCGCCATGCGCAAACCGGATGCGGATAACTGCCTCAAGGCCATCTGCGATGCCTGCAACGGCGTCGTATGGCGTGACGATGTTCAGGCCGTCCGCGGCATATTCCAGAAGCTCTGGAGCGAAACGCCAGGCGTCCGAGTGAAGGTCGTACCTCTCATCGAGGGAGGTGCGTAGCGCTTGCGTACCGGTAGTGTCCCGCGAACCACATTCGAAGCGAGGAGCTTCACGGCCTTGGCGGAAGGTCACAGAACCACGATTTACGCGAATTGCGCGGTGCTGAATAAGGGGAAAAGGGTATGAAGTTGAACAGCGCGCGACAGGCTTGGCACGATGCGTTCCATGAGAGCCGTGACTCCGTGCTGGCGGTGGCCGCCGAGAAGGCCATGCTGGGCAAGCGGGGGCGAGTCGTCAACGAGACCCACCCGAGCCGCCGGGACACGAACGGAAGGTCGGCGCACATGCTGGCTGCGGGGCTGGTGCAGGCCGCGATTAAGACCTTGCCGAAGCCGCTGCAGCACTTCGGGCATACGCTGTATTCGCCCCTCGCTACTGGCCAGGATCTGAACATCGCTCACGCCCTGGTCTGGTTCACGGTTGAGTTGCCGACCTGCTCCGCGAAGCGCAGGGAGGTCTCTTATTGGATGGCTCTGGCCGCGGTGAGGAGCCACCAGGCGGCGGTCTACGGGCGGGAACCTTGGTCGCAGGGGCAGATCTGCGAGTTCGTCAGAGACTGGTTCGGCACCGCGCCGAGCGTGGCGCACTGGGCCCGAGACTGGGCGGTGATCTGGAACAGCCTGGCGGCTACGGTGGATAGCCTGGACGCCAAGGCGCTGCGGCCGGTCGCCGAGGTCGTCCGTCGGGCATCAGGCGCGGATCTACGACTGCGGGCCGGCTGGCGCTGGGTTGAGGTTGATCGCCGGCGGGTGCTGGAGCAGCGCGCGGCTGGCTATCTGGCGAAGCGGGAGGCGATGCAGGCCAGACTGCGCTCTCGACTGGAGGCGATGGATGAGCCGATGCTGCTGACGTGGTTTGAACGGATGCGCCGATACAACCAGGCATACCGGGAGGAGTGGGGCGAGGACACCTTTCTGCGGAAGGAGGCTCACGCCATGTACTGGGATCGGATCGATGCCTACTGGTCGCAGCGGCAGCGACTTAAGAAGCTCAAAAAACAGGCCGCTTGACGTTTTGGTGAGTGTTTCGGTACTGTTTTGTCACTTTGCACAGAAACACCCACACGAAAGAAACCCGGTCGACGCCGGGTTTTTTCGTTTCAGGCAGCCTGCTGCACACTCACGAAAAGACGCAAGCCTAAGACCCCTAACGCGGACTCCAACTGCTCCATCTTCGAGGTATGCAGAAAGTCGACGAGGCGGTCGACCTGTACTTGGGCGACGCCTAGAGCCCGGCATAGATCAGCCTTCCGCATGTCGCGCCGCATCATCTCGTTCCATAGAGCGATCTTCGCGACGGTCACCGCTGGAAGATGCACTACGTGCTCTTCTGGTTCTGGAGCGCTAGCCGCTGGAATTGGTCGGCGCTGATCAACGTAGAGCGACAATGTGGTTTCGATGGCATCAACGGCCTCGCCGAGTGCGTGCTCGACGGTGTTTCCGTAGCTGTTCAGCTCTGGAAGGTCTCGACAGAAAACGGCAACGCCAGGAGCGCTGTCGTCTTGCTCGAAACGGATTGCGAAGTTGTACATGGTTTCCCCTCTGGGTGACTGCGTTCAGCAGAGGGGGCTCTCAGAGCCCCAGTTGCTTGATGATCGCCTTGCGTGTCGGCTCCGGCATTTCTTTGGCGCCGTGATCTGCGAAGGTCGTTGTCTTACCGTTCGGGGCGGTCACCTTGAAGTGACTGCCCTTGCCGGCTTCGAAGGTCACACCTTGTGCCCTCAGCCAGCGTCGGAATTCGCTGAACTTCATCACCTCATCTCGTCTGAATCGTTGAAGCAAGAATACAACATTTTTGTTATTATGCAACATAAATGTTGTATCTCAGGAGGGCAGTCTCATGCCGTTCGTCGTTATCCCCCAGCCCTTCCCGACCAGCCCGCTGCAGACGCAGTTCGACACTGAGGATGAGGCGAACGCTCGGGCCCAGGCGATGGTCGAGGCCTCGCCGAAGCAGCCAGTCTACGTTGCTGAACTGCGCACGCTCTACCAGGGATCGGTCACCGTTAGTGCGTCGCCAGCGGTGAGCCAACCGAAGGGGCCTGAACAGGGCTGAAGATCACGCCACGCCGGGAGGCGTTGCTCAACCGTGCCGCACCGTCGGGATGACGTTGCTCAAGCACATCAGCCGGGTTCGCCCGGCACCTACTCAAAGGGCCCGACGTATGTGCGGGCCTTTCTTCATCTGGAGTATCCCCATGGCTGAACCGACGAGCAGCGGAGCAGTAGCAGCAGCCGGCGCCGTCGGGCTCACTGCCACAGCGATCATCCCGGGAGTCGACGTTAATGCGGTGATCGGCGGGTTCGCCGGCGCGCTGCTGTTCGTGCTTTGGGCCCACGACCTGACCATCGCAAGGCGCGTCGGCTACCTGCTTGCTTCTTGGGTGGGCGGCTACTACGCCGCCACAGAGGCTGTCGGTCGGGGTGCGACCCAGTTCTCAGGGCTGCCCGCGCTGGTCACCGCCGCGCTGATCGTCACCGTCATGATCGGCGTGCTCGACTGGATGATCGGTGGAAACGCGCCGCCGTGGCTCAGGATTGCTCTCCAACGCCTCGTCGGCATGATCAGAGGACGGAACGATGGTTGACCTGGTGACCCTTGCGGCGGCAGCCGTCTGCGGCGCTATCAGTTGCCGCATCTTCACGTACCAGCGCCACGGTGCAACGTACCGGTTCGGCGTCTCGCTCTGCGCGTACATCCTCGCCGCTGGGACCGGCATGCAGTCGCTGTCGATCACCCTGGCCGTTCTGATGTCGCGCCACGCTCCGCCGATCTCTCCCTATCTGCTGTTGGTGCTGCTGGTCTTGGCAGTACTGGTCTATCGCAGCAAGGGCAACGTGGCGCAGATACTGAGGTTGAACTGATGGCTCGAATTTCTTCAGAAGAGGCCGGCGGCGCGAACGTGGTCGCTTTTCTCGACATGCTGGCGTGGTCGGAGGGGACATCCACCTCGCCGGCAACCAGAGCAGACGGTTACGACGTGATCGTGACTGGACACGATGGCAAGCCGGAAATCTTCACCGACTACGGTACTCATCCGTTCGCCGGCGGGCGGCCATCCAAGCGGATTAACAGCAAGGGCCTGACGTCCAACGCTTCTGGCCGGTATCAGCAGATGTTGAGGGACTGGCCGCATTACCGCGTGAAACTGCAGCTCCCTGACTTCGGGCCAATCAGCCAGGACCGTCTCGCGATTCAGCATATCCGCGAATGCCGAGCCCTGGACGACGTCAAGTCCGGCCACATCAGTCGCGCCATCGAAAAATGCGCTCGCATCTGGGCCAGTCTGCCCGGCGCCGGCTACGGTCAGCGGGAACACTCGCTGCAGCGCTTGCTGCGGCAGTACCAGAAGGCCGGCGGAGACCTGGTGGCATGAAGGGGGCTGCGGATCCGCGCGTAGCTCGGACCATCGGCGAGGCTGCGGCCAATGGTGATGGCACGTTCAATGGTATTCGGCTGCTTTCCTGGCTTTCCGAAGTGCTGCATCCCGGACACGGGCTGTCCGTGGAGGAGGTTGAGGAACTGCACCAGCAGGTTCGACAGGAGCAGCAGAATGCAGGTTGACGTCATCCGCGCCGGCGCGCTGTTGCTGGTTGCTGCCATTGGCCTGGCTGTGGGCTGGCAGGTGCGGGGCTGGAAGGAGGTTAGCGACGCAGCCATTCGCCTGCAGGCCGAGCAGGATCGCCAAGCTCTGGCCCGCAGCGTCGTCGCCCAAGTCGCCGAGATCACCAACAAGGCAATCGCCGGCATCCGCGTCACCAACACCACCATCTACCAGACCGCCCGCCGGGAGATCGTCCGTGAACCGATGGATCCTGCTTGCCGCCTGCCTGCTGGCTGGATGCGCAACATCAACGCCGCCCGCGCCGGCAAGCTTCGACCAGAGCCTGCTGCAACTGTGTCCGGATCTGCCGCCGGTGCCGGTCGCCGCTGATGGGACCGGCGATCCTGCCGAGTTGGCGCTAGCGGACGTCGAACTGGCCGGCGAGTACCGGGCTTGCCAGCGGCTCCACCAAGGACTGGTCGACGCCGTCCGAGGGGTTATCCCTGTGCAGCCAGGCACCGAGGGTCAGCGCTCCGGCGGTGAGCCCAAGCAGGGGCAGTAGCACCGCTGCCCAACGGGGCAGAAGCGGGCGTAGCCAAGGCCAAGCCAGCAGCAAGGCGAACATGATGGAGGTTGCAGCGATTGCCATAGAGGGGTCCTCGGGTTGTTGGTTGGTCCATCAATGGTGGCGAGACCGGAGTGCCGTATGTCGTCAATCCGCCCCTCCAGAAGGGGCGAACCTCTGAGATTCCCTGTATGGCAAGCCAGAAAAAGCCACGCTCCCGCTTTGATTGGGAGGCGGTCGAGCGCGATTACCGCACCGGACGGTTCTCTAACCGCGAACTGAGCCGGTTACACGGCCCATCCGAAGGCGCCATTCGCAAGCGCGCCGCTGACCACGGCTGGCAGCGGGACCTGTCGGAGCAGATACGTCTCCGCGTCCAGGCGTTGACCGGGCGCGCCGCGGCTGAAGCCACCGAAGCGGCCCGAACGGACGCAGAAGTAGTTGAGCAAGCCGCTGAGGCCGGCGCAGAGATCATCCGCGGCCACCAGGTGCTGATTCGCAGGGCGAAGGATGTGACGGAGGGGTACTTGGGGCGGCTGGGGGAGCAGGTGGCTGCCGGCAAGCTGTTGATCCAGATCCGAGACAAGGTCGTTGAGGTGGATATTCCTCTTGACTACGTCGGCAAGAGCCTGGGGTACGCCACCGCGTCACTCGAGCGCCTGATCCGGCTGCAGCGGCAGGCTCATGGCCTGGATGCCGATGGCAGCGGCGATGAGGGCAAGTCGCTGGAGGACCTGCTGAAGGAGGTCGGCGGAGACGATGACCAGGAGTAACGGCGTGATCGTCGCCGAGGGTGATCGGCTGCTTGCGCTGCACAAGGATGGCAGGCTGAACAGTCGGGCTGACCTGATCCTGGCGCTGGCGAACAAGTGGTACCGGCTCAACGCGCTGTACAAGATCAAGGACAAGCACGGAAAGGTGCGCCGGTTCAGGCCGAACGCCGCGCAGCGCCGTCGCTTCACTGAGGGGCACGTCCGCGACATCATCCTGAAAGCCCGGCAGCTCGGGTTCACCACGTTCGAGATGATCGATGCGCTCGACGACTGCCTGTTCACTGCGAACTACAGCGCTGGGTGCATCTGCCATACCCTGCCGGACGCCAAGGACATCTACCGGAACAAGATCCGTTTTGCCTATGAGCAACTGGTGGGCTCGCCCTGGATGGCCATATTCCAGCGTATCGGTATGCGCTTGCCGCGCCCGCGGTCAGACAAGGATCAGGGCTACATCTTCGACAACGGATCGAGCATCCAGGTCTCGACCTCGTTCCGAGGCGGTACGTTGCAGCGTCTGCACGTGTCCGAGTTCGGGAAAATCTGCAAGCTCAGCCCGGACAAGGCGCAGGAGATCGTTACCGGTGCGTTCGAAGCCGTAGCACTGGGCTGTCGGCTTACCATCGAGAGTACCGCTGAAGGCCGGGAGGGCTACTTTTTCACGTACTGCGAACTGGCGCGCGCGATCAAGGATGCCGGCCGCCGGCCCACGGTCATGGACTGGCAGTTCCACTTCTTCCCGTGGTGGGGCGATCAGTCCTACCGGCTGGAGGAAATCGCAGAGGTCATCGTTCCCCAGTACCTGCATGAGTACTTCGCCGAGTTACTGGCGAAGCATGGTGTTCGTCTCGACCGGCAGCAGCAGGCCTGGTACGCGAAGAAGGCCGAGACCCTCGGCGAGGACATGAAGCGAGAGTATCCGTCCACGCCGGACGAGGCGTTCGACCAGGGGGTCAAGGGCGCCTACTACCTCACCCAGATGCGCTGGCTGCGGCAGCAGGGGCGTATATCCCAGACTGTCACATATAACCCGGCGCTGCCGGTGTTCACGGCCTGGGATCTTGGGATGGGGGACGCGATGTCCATCGTGTTCTTCCAGGTCCATGGGCTCGAGGTACGAGTCATCGACTACCTCGAGCACAACGGCGAGGGGATGGAGTACTACGGCCAGGCGCTGAAGAGATTGCCGTACAACTACGGCGGTCACTTCGCGCCGCATGACATCGTGGTGCGCGAGCTCGGTACCGGGAAGTCGCGAATGGAAGTCGCTGCCCAGTATGGGATCAAGTTCACGATGGTTCCGCGTGTGTCGCGCAATAGCGAGGGCGTTCAGGCGGTACGGCAGTTTCTGCCGGCGTGCTGGTTCGCCGAGGATCCTACCGCCGCTGACGCTGATGTCTACGCCGCCGACGATGGCGAACCTGTGTTTCGCACCACCGGCGTGTCGCGCTTGGTCGACTGTCTCGACAACTACCGCAAGGAATGGGACCCGAAGCTGGGGGTGTACCGCGACCAGCCGCGTCACGACTGGGCCAGTCACGGCGCGAAGGCCTTCGAGACGCTGGCGCGGTGCGGTGTATTCGAGCAACTGCGGACCACGGCTTCATCTAACTCCACCTCCAACACTGAGAAGGGCCGTCGAGCCTGGGGCGCACACACATGAGCCAGCATTTCACCGTCACCTGGAAGCAGGTCGCCGACATCATCGCGCGCCAGGTCGTGCCGTTTGCTGTGCCTGGCAGCCGCTTGCGCAAGGACATCGGGAATGTACAGGTCGGCGGACCGGTGATCATCAAGGAGGTCTCCGGCGAAGTACCTGCCGTGCTTCTGGCTTTCGAGATGGAGGGCGAGTACGGAGTAGAGCTGCAGGTCAAACTGCCTGAATTCGCTGCTGACCCTGCCGCCTATATCCGTGACCTACTGGAGAACTTGCGAGGCATCCGCTACAGCGCCGACCGTCGCCGACTCGGTCGCCAGGCGGAGATCGCTGCTGTCTACGAGGGGCTTCCCAATGGCTGAGATGGGCCTGCTGCAATTCAAGAGTGCTGCCCAGCTCAAGGCTGAACAGGATGCGGCTGATGCTGAAACTGCGGCAGCCCGCCGCCGCGACCAGGTGGAAAGCAACCTGGCAGCCCATATCCGAAAAGCCTTTGAGTCTGCGAAGACTGCCAAGCGGGAGATCGAGGGCCGGCTCCTCGACTGCGCGCGCCGGCAGAAAGGCGAATACGACGCCCAGAAACTGGCCGCAATACGTGAATCGGGTGGGAGCGAGGTTTACCCGAAGCTGACGACCACCAAGTGTCGAGCTGGCGCTGCGTGGATTCGAGACATCCTGATGCCGGTCACTGGTCGTCCCTGGGGCCTGGACCCAACGCCGATTTCCGACATCCCGGACGAGCTTCTTTCGCAGTTCGAGCAGGCGCTACAGCAGCGCATGGCTGCCGAGGCGCAGCAGGATGAACAGGGCCCGGGCCAGGGCGATCCTCAGTTGTTCAGCAGGGAGCAGATGAAGGCCAAGCTCCGTGAAATGATTCAGCAGAAGGCCAAGGAGGCATGCGAGGCGCACGAAGCCTTGATCGCCGACCAGCTTGCCGAGGGCGGTTGGGAGGAAGCGTTGGAGGACTTCGTCGATGACTTCGTCACCTACCCGGCCGCGATCCTGAAAGGCCCGATCCTTCAGAAGGTTACACGCTTAGGGTGGGGGCCTGACTGGCAGGTGGAAAAGGTCGAAGAAGTTCAGCCGATGTTCTTTCGGGTGTCGCCTTTCGACGTGTATCCATCCCCGGACTCTGCGGATGTCAACAGCGGCTCCTCGCTGATCGAACGGATCCGGTTCACCCGGGCAGAACTCAACAAGTTCCGTGGTGTGCCGGGGTACAACGACCAGGCGCTCATGGAGGTCCTGCGCGAGCATGGCACCGGAGGTCTTCGTGAATGGCTGGCGACGGACGCCGAGCGTGCCAGGTTGGAGGATCGTCCTCATGAGTGGATGCTGGGAGGGGAGACCATCGAGGCGCTGCAGTACTGGGGAGGTGCTCAGGGCTTGATGCTGCTGCAATGGGGGGTAACGCCTGATCTGGTGCCGGACGCCCTGGCGGAGTACGAAATCGACGCAGTACTGATCGGTCGGCATGTGATTCGCTGCGTGATCAACCGTAACCCGCTGGGCGGGCGCCCGTACAACAAGGCGTCATTCCAGAATGTCCCAGGCAGTTTCTGGGGGCGTAGCGTCCCCGAACTGATGGAGGACGTTCAGGACATGTGCTGCGCAGCTGCGCGAGCGCAGGCCAACAACATGGCGTTCGCCAGCGGGCCTCAGGTCGAGGTCGACGAGGATCGCCTGCAGCCAGGTGAGAACCCTAACGAGATGTTCCCGCTGAAGCGCTGGCGCGTGAAGTCCGGGCAGACTCCGGGAGCGGGTGGCGGGGCGGTGGCCCCAGTGATTCGCTTCTACCAGCCGGCCAGCATGGCCGGCGAGCTGATGGGCGTATACGACGCCTGGGAGAAGCGAGCGGACGATGCCACGAACATCCCGCGCTACATCTACGGCAGCGAAAAGGTGGGCGGCGCAGGCAACACCGCATCCGGCTTGTCGATGCTGATGGAGTCGGCGAACAAGGGGATCAAGGACGCGATCCGCCACATCGACCGCGGCGTGGTTCGTCCTGTCGTCGGCGCGCTCTGGCTGCACAACATGCAGTATTCGGACGACGAGTCGATCAAGGGCGACTACAACGTGGTCGCGCGCGGGGCCAATGCCATGCTTCAGCGGGAGCAGACGCTGCAGGCCCGCCAGCAGTTCCTGGCCGGCACCAATAACCCGATCGACATGCAGATTATCGGCATGGAGGGGCGCGCCAAGCTTCTGCGGAAGGTTGCGGAGAGCCTGGACATGCCGGACCTCATTCCGACGCCGGAGGAGCTGAAGGCGCGCACCGAGCAGCAGCAGAAGCAGCAGGCTGAACAGCAGGCGGCCGTCGCACAGGCAGAACAGCAGCAGGCCCAGGCCGAGACCCAGCGCACCCTCAGCCAGTCCACCGAGAGCGAAGCCAAAGCCGCGAAGACGATGGCTGAGGCACAGCGCTTGGGCTTGGAGAACGGTGCCGCCGTAGCCCAGCTTGCACACGCAGGAGGTCAGACCCTTGAAACTCTCGGAACGGCAACTGCAAGCCCTGGCGAACCTGGCCAGCAGCCCGGACTTCCAACTGGTGCTGGACCTGATTCGGACGGACCTGGCGGAGTCGCGCCAGGTGCTGGAGACGGCGGAGGTGCCGCTGCTACTCCACCGCAGCCAGGGGAGGGTGGCGGTCTGCTCTGAACTGCTGGAGCAGTTCGACAACGCCCGCGACAACCTCAACAGGGTCCGTAGGACCTGACCCAGAACGGCCCGCCCAGCGCGGGCCTGTCTTTTTCCGCGTAGCCAGAGGAAAGCCGCCTCGCCAGGCGTTTTTTCTGTGGCTGCTCTCCAGTGGCCAGGCCAGCCGCTGGAACCCGCACCGCATCAAGAAGCCCGGACATGCCGGCTCTATCCCAAGGAGACCCCCGTAATGAGCAATCTGCCCCGTTCCGTTCAGGCGCAAATCGACGCTGCCGAAGCGATCCAACAGGACCTGATGAAGGCCGGCGAGACGCCCGCACCCGAAGCGGATTCCGAGTCTGCAGTACCTGATGCCGCGCCGGCTGTCGATTCTGCGCCCGACAAAACGGTTGACCCTAACGCGCAACCCGCCGCACAGCCGAGTCCTGCGGCCTTGGAGCGCGAGAACGATGCCGCCTACTGGCAGCAGCGTTTCCGCGTCATTCAAGGCAAGTACGACGCTGAACTGCCGGCGCTGCGCAAGGAGATCAACCGCCTGACCGAGGCCCTTCAGCAAGCCCAGGCCGCCAAGCCGCAAGAGCCCACCCCGACCAACGACGTGCAGCGTGCTGCTGCCGACCTCACGGAAGAGGAACTGAAGAGCTACGGTCCGGAACTGGTATCGATCATCCGTCGCGTCGCTGCCGGCATGACCGCCGGCAACCCGACCGACCTGGCATCTGTCCAGAGCGAGGTAGCGAACCTGCGTGAAGCCACCAGCCAACTGGCCGCCGATCGCGTTCGCGAAGCGCAGGAACGGTTCTTCGAGGACCTGCGCCGCCTGGTACCGGACGTGCTGGAGGTGAACAGTTCGCAGGACTTCCACCTCTGGCTCAGCCAACTGGACCAGATCACCGGAAAGGTCCGCCAGCAGTTGCTCGAGGAAGCCCAGGAAGCGAACGACCCGCACCGCGTTGCGGCGATGTTCCAGGCATTCAAGAACACTCTGTCGCAGAAGTCCCCCGACCCTCAGCCCCGCCGGGAAATCCCGGCGGATCAAATTCAGCCAGCACCGAATCGCAGCACGGCAGCACCTGTACCGCAGGGCGAACGGTGGTGGACGAATTCAGAGATCAACCAGTTCTACAAGGACAAGGCCTTGGGCAAGGTCGACTCGGCGAAGGCGGCAGAAATCGAAAAATCCATCCAGGCGGCGGTGCAAGAGGGCCGTATCCGGCAATAAGCCCCGCCTGGTAACGCCGCGAGGCGTAACCCATCAGGAGATCCAACATGTCCGGTCCAACTCGTGCTGCTGGCCATCCCGACTACAGCTCCACCGGAACCGCCGGGTTCATTCCGGCGCTCTGGTCGGGCAAACTGGTCGAGAAACTCTATGCCGCCACCGTCTTCGGCGAGATCGCCAATACCGACTACGAAGGCGAGATCAAGAACCAGGGCGATACCGTCAACATTCGTACCGTCCCGTCCATCACCATCCGCGACTACAAGATCGGCGGTGGCCTGACCTACGAGAAGCCCACCAGCGACAAGGTCCAACTGCAGATCGACCAGGCCAAGTACTTCGCATTCGAAGTTAACGATGTCGACGCCTACCAGGCTGATATCAAGCTCATGGACGAGTTCAGCACCGACGGTGGCGAGCAGATGAAGATCGCCATTGACTCGCAGTTGCTCGGCAAGCATTACGCCGATGCCGCTGCGGCGAACAGTGGCGATGCCGCCGGCGCCAAGTCTGGGAACATCAACCTGGGTAAGCCCGGCGTACCGGTCCAGATCACTAAGGAGAACATCCTGGACGTGATTGTGGACTGCGGAACGGTGCTCGATGAGCAGAACGTGCCGGAGCAGAACCGCTGGATCGTCCTGCCCGCCTGGATGAACGGCATGCTCAAGAAGTCCGATCTGCGCGATGCATCGATCATGGGTGACTCGACCTCGGTGTTCCGCAACGGCAAGGTCGGGATGCTGGATCGCTTCACCGTCTACATCTCGAACAACCTCACGGCCGTGAACGATGCGACCGCCGGCAAGAACGCCAACAACGTGATGTTCGGCCACAAGAAGGCGCTGACCTTCGCAAGCCAGATGACCCAGATGGAGACCCTGCCCAACCCGCAGGACTTCGGGAAGCTGGTCCGGGGCCTGAACATCTACGGCTCGAAGTGCATCGACCCCAACGCGATCGGCAACCTGTACGCCAGCCGCTGATCCGCTCGGCGCCCTTCGGGGCGCCTTTTCCCGAGGAGACTCAGATGGACAAGAAAGCGATTCTCGATCTGATCGAGCAGGCCAAGACGGCCGATAAAGACGCCCTGGTCGCGATGCTGAAGGACCTGGGGTTGCCGATCGACAACCGAAAGGGCGAGGAGAAGCTTCGCGGCGAGATACTCGCAGGTCTTGAGGCAGCCTTCGACAGCCTGCCCGGTGGTGGGGCTGAGGCTGCGAGTGCTGGCGTGGACAGCCAGGCGGCTCCGGATATTCAACCCCCCGAAGCGCAGGGTGGAGATGCCGGAGCCACCGAAAGCGGTCTTGATGAGGCCGCTGGTGGAGGCGCGAACAGTTCCACCCAGCCTGCTGCGGCACCGGCCGTAGCTACGGCGCCGTCCCACGTCGAAGGCGACCAGGTGCGCATCAGCCAACAAACTGTGAGCGACGCGGCTGTCTCGGCGGCTAGCTTTGGCGGTGCCGGGACTCCCTTGCCATCACTTGATGAGGAGGAAGAGGAGGCACCGGAAGACGATGATCCGACCGTGGAGGAGAAGAATCGCCTGATACGCAACACCGTGACGGGCGTCACCTTCATCTGGACCCCGGAACTGGCGAAGCTCAACTACATGCGCGAGGTGTGAAAAATGGCTGTGACAACGGTAGGAAGCCTGATCTCGCGGGTGAAGTTGATCCTTCAGGAGGTGACCAGCAACGGTACTCGCTGGGCGAACACCGAGCTGCTGGGCTGGCTCAATGAAGGCTATGCCGCTATTTGTAATGTCAAGCCCTACGCAAGCTCTGTCACAGCCGAACTCACCTGCAAGGCCGGAACCCGGCAGACGATTCCTGCCAATGGTTTGCGCCTGCTCGAGGTTATCCGCAACACCGCCACCGGCACTGATGGGCTTAGCATCACGCAGACCACGCGCGGTGCGATCGATTCGACTCGGCGTAGTTGGCATGGGGAGACTGCAGCGCTGGCGGTAGAACAGTTCGTTTTCAACGAGAGCCAGCCGAAGGAGTTCTACGTCTACCCGCCGGCGTTGGCTACCAGCAAGATCGAGATCGTCTACTCGGTCGTGCCGGAGGGGCATGCTGCATCGGAAGCGACCAACACCTCAACCGAAGTGATTCGGCTCGATGACTCCTATGCCCCGGTGCTGGTGGACTACATGCTCGCCAGGGCCTATGCCAAGGACGCCGAGCATGCGGCGAACCTCAATCGATCGACGATGCACTACCAGATGTTCCTCACGGCTCTGGGGTCGAAGGCGCAGATCGAGCAGTTTGAAGTTCCCCGTCCTGGGCTCGTGGCCTCGCAGCAGCAGGTAGCGCAATGAACCTCCAGCAACTGGCGGATCGCATCATCCCCGATGTGCCTGGTGCTGTCCTGGCCTCGGTACGTGATGCCATTGGTTGGGCGCTCCGCGATCTGTGCATCGATGCCGGGGTCTGGACCGTTGACGTTCCGGTTGTTGTTGGTGAGCAGGTACTTACCGTGCCCAGCGGGGCTCTGCCGGTTCGTGTGCTGCACATTCGTACGGATGGGGCCCCGGCGCGCTGCGAGATGTTCCAGCCAACGCCAGAGAGACTGGTCGTTAGATCTGGCCCGGATGCCATGACTGCGACTGTCGTGGTGCAGCCGGAACTGCCGATCGTTGAGAGCGCCCTTCCCGGATGGCTGCTTGATCTCCATTTCGAGTGCCTGCAGACCGGGGCGCGGTACTACTTGCGCCGTATGCCCAGCAAGCCATGGACGGACATGGATCTGGCGCTGATGGATCAGCGAGCTTTCCACGGGCTCTGCACCAATGCTCGGTCGCTGACCTGGGCCGGACACCAGGCTGGCAGCATCAGGATGAGGACACCACGCGCATGACATCTATCGCTATTGCCAGCTTCCGCGGTGAGTTGCCTGCCCTGACTCCGCGCCTGTTGCAGCCAACAAATGCCCAGGTCGCCCGAAATGTGAACCTGCGGAAGGGGTCGCTGCAATCCGAGACCGGACCCGCTCCGGTAAGCGGTATCGGCGGCGTCGCCAACCCCTCATCGATCTACCGGTATCCGTTCGGTAACAACGGAGCAGGGTATTGGTTCGCGTGGGGGGCTGGCCAGGTCGTTGATGCCGCGAAGTCTCCGCTGGCTCGCGATGCGTGGTCGAGGGTGTACTGGACGGGAGATGGATTTCCGAAGTATGCGCCGATCGGCGTCGCAACACAGGGCGCAGGGCCTTACCCTTCTGCCTTCTACAGACTTGGCATCCCTGCACCCGCCAGTGCGCCGCTCGCGACCGAGGCGAACGGTAATGGGACACCACCGTCGACGCAGGTGAACGCCGTCTATGTCGTGACCTACGTTTCGGCCTACGGCGAGGAGGGTCCACCGAGCGCTGCCTCGAACATCATCACTAGGTGGGATGGTGCTGAAGATCAGCCAGTGGGCAAGGTCAACCTGCAGTTGCCACCAGCGCCGACGGGGCCGTACAACATCGTCACGAAGCGGCTGTACCGCTCAGAGGGGGGCGGCGAGTACTTGTATGTTGCCGATTTCCCTGTATCCCAGGCTTCCTGGGTTGACGAGGTGAACAGCGATGGGCTTGGTGTTCCTTGCCCATCAGTGAACTGGGATATGCCGGATGCCAACATGGTTGGCCTGGTCGAAATGCCAAACGGAATTTTCGCCGGCTATTTCGACAACACGCTATGTTTCTGCGAACCCTACTATCCGCACGCCTGGCCGGTGGACTACCAGATCAGTTTTCCCGACAAGATCGTTGGTATCGGCGTCACCTCGGCGGGACTTGTCGTCGCGACCACTGGGCGACCGAGGCTCATCACCGGCACGACTCCTGCAGCAATGGCAGACTCCGCCCCTGATGCGGATCGCGTGTGCGTCGCGCGCCGTTCGGTTGTCGATATGGGCGAGTACGTCGTATATGCCTCGACCGAGGGGCTGGTGGCCGTTTCCGGCGGTGAGCCGCAGTTGATCACGGATGGCATCCTCACGCCGGAACAGTGGCGCGCGCTCAACCCGTCGTCGATCCATGCCTGTCGCTACGAAGGCCGATATCTGGCCTTCTACGATGGCGGCTGCTTTGCCTTGGCGCCCGGTGAGGGGATCGAGTTCCTCGATGTCAGCGCTGCCGGCTCCTACTACGACATCGCTGCGGCAACGCTCTACCTCATCCAGGGCAGCTCTATTTCCGCGTGGCGCAAAGGCGCGCCGCTGAGCTACCGCTGGCGGTCCAAAGTGTTCGAGTTTCCTCCCGGCGCGGCCAACTTCAACACCGGCAAGGTCATCGCTGCCAGCTATCCGGTCCAGTTCCGCGTTTATGCTGACGGCAGCCTGGTGCTGGATGCCGCCATTGCAGGCCCGCAGATGTTTCGGCTGCCTGCCGGTTACAGCGACGCCCGGGAGTGGCAGCTTGAGGCGGCGGGTACCGCGGAAGTCTTCTCCCTGCAGATTGCGAATACCCCATCTGAGTTGACCTGATGACCGTCAAACGCTCGAGCCTGCCGACCCCGGGTAGTCAGGTCCCGGCCCAGTTGCGTCCGTTTTTCTCCGCCCTGACCGAGATCATCGAGACAGGGGAGGGAAACCGAGGCGACCGGCTGGACAAGAAGGTGACCTACCGCGATCTGCTGGAGTCGGGCGCCTTTCAATTGCGGCCGGGCTGGCGCCCAGGTACTGGTGGTGGGCTGACCCCGAAGCCGGGGATTCCAGACCTGGCCATACCGCCGAAGCCGGTAGGTTTCGGTGCGGCTGGCGTCTTCGGCATGATCACGCTGACCTGGGACAACCCCTACAAGCTCTATCGCAACCACTCGCTGACGAACATCTACCGGAGCGAAGTCGACAACTTCGGCGAGGCCACGCTGATCAGCCGCGCCACGGGCATGATCTACAGCGACCCGATGCGACAGGATGCAGTCGACCCCAATGACCCGTCCAAGGCCATCGGTTACTACTACTGGATCACCTGGGTCTCGAACGCAGGTATCGAGGGGCCGCCGAACAGCCCCAATGGCACCTACGCTGAGTCGCTGCTCGACATCGAGTACATCATCGGCCTGATCACCAACGAGATAAACGAGGGGGAACTCGCCAAAGCCTTGGTCAAGGCGATGGACCTGGAGGGGTTGCAACAGCAGCTTGCGGCACTCGATGCTGCGGCAAAGGCTGCCAAGCTATTGACTTCGGCTGAGCGCTACCTGCGCGACGACGAGAACGTCAACATCCGCCGAGAAATCTCCGACCTCCGAGTGCAGACCGGCGACGACATCACGGCGGCCATTACCCAACTGCAGGAGGTGATCACCTCGGACCAGCAGGCGATCGCTCACCAGATCGACCTGATGCAGGCTAGCATCGGCCAGAACGCCGCAGACATCGTCTCGGAGCGCACCGCACGGATCACGTTCACCGAGGTCGGCACTCGCGCGCTGACCAGCATGTCGTCACGTCTTGAAACGGCGGAGTCGGTGCTGACCCAGTTCACGGAAACCGTCTCCACCGCCTTGGAAACCCAGGCGCGGAACATGGAGGCGCTGGTCTCGCGGATGGACACCACCGCGGCGCAGTACTTGGAGGACCAGCAGACCATCGCCAGCGAGTTCGAGGCGACGGCCAACGCAATCACTACGCTCCAGAGCAACGTGAACGATCAGTCGGCAGCCATCCAGCAGACGCTCTCGACCCACACGACCGCGCTGGAGGGGCTGGCGGCCCAGTACACGCTGCGTCTCGACGTGAACGGGCTGATCAGCGGGTTCGGTGCGTACAACGACGGCACCACGGCTGATTTCGCGGTGCTGGCGAATCGGTTCTGGATCGCGACACCTGGTGCGCAGGCAGCGAATTACCTGCATCCATTCATCGTCGAGAACGACAAGGTCTACATCAACACCCTGATGGTCAAGGAGGCATCGATTCAGCAGGGGCAGATCGGTCCTATCAGCATCGGGAAACTGTATGCCAACGACGGGGTCACGCCGATCACCACTATCGGTGGGCAGATACGTGCCGAGGCTATCGATGTCGCCAACATCACAATCGGATTCGGCCAAGTCTACGGCCAACTCACCAGTTCCCAGGTCGGCGCCGGAGGCTTGCCGCGCTTCGTGATTGACCCCAACGGCGGGATCTTCATGAACGGCCTGGTTGGAGGAACCCGCATGGTCATGACCGATAGCTACCAGCGCTGGTATGACCCCGCAGGAACCCTTCGAATCGAGATCGGAGAGCTTCTGCTATGACCTTCGTGATTCGCTGCTACGACAAGAACGGGCAGATTACCTTCGACAGCACGGTTCGGACCATCAGGAAGATGCTTGCGATCCGAACGCAGTCGAATGTCGCTGGAACGCTGGACTTGGCCCCCTATGCCGGTATGAAGCTTGATATCTGCCTCATGCCGGCGGAGAACCCCGGGCTTTCTCCGGTTCCGTTGGTGGTGATCGAGGGGAATACGCTCCGTTGGTCTCAGGCGCCCGTGTCCTGTTTCTTGATGCTGGGTGTGTCGTCGTGAGCATAGGCTTTCGTGTGGTCAATGATTGGGGAAACCTCTCTGTTGACGAGAACAACCCTATCTTCATTGCCGTGGACGAGGGAGCTGGTGCTGTTACAAACGGGGGATGGCACAACGTCCAACTGTTCGAAGATGAGGGGGACATCGGGGGCGAGGGGATATTTTTGGAGTACACGTTCTTCGGCACCTCGACTAGCCCAACCCCGCCGCTTGTTTTCGCCAGACCTAGAGGGGTTCGGGCTGAGTCTCCGACCTGCATAGGCTACTGTGCCGCAAAGGGGGCTCCTGGTGCATGGACTGGCGTGGTCATCGCATTTACCGTGATTCACCTACCTGGCGAGGGTTCGTCGCTTCCGCAGATATACAACCGGCTTCGCGACTCCATGTGCGAGTTCCTGGTGGTTTCGCCTGATGGCTACATTTCAGGAGAGACCCACGGCATACGTGTTTGGGCTCCGGGTGCTGGATCGGTGGTCTTTGACTCTGGCAACAACGCAGTCAGCTACAAGCGTTCCAGTGGATCCTGGCAATACCTTGGTCGAGACCAGGTACTGCGAGATCAGTATTTCGAGCACTGGATCGGTACGGACGGTTTCAGCGCCAGTACTCGAAACGAGTGGGTGCTCGTCAGTTCTATCGGGACTGGTTACTTCATGCGTTACAACGGCGAGATCGCTGGGAGCCGTATCTATGTACCTGGTAATCCCTCCATGCCGATGGAGCGGAAAATTCTTACCGGGCGATCCGGCACCCTGATCCACATGCCACTTCTCTATATCGAAACCCGGCGACCAATAGAGCAGGGAATTATCCTGCCTCCTGGCAACGGACCCTCCTAACTCCCTAGAAAATCAGGAACTTTCATGGCATCCCATATCTATCGTGCTGGGACGGTGTCTATTGCTGCCGGGACAAAAGTGGTTACCGGTACCGGTACTGAGTGGCTGGCGAATGCCGCGCGAGGTGATGTCCTCGTGGTCGCCAGTGGCCAGTGCTTCGAGTTGGTCACCGTAGAGTCGAACACGCGGATCACTATCGATGCACCGCCGGCGGCAGAGGTGGCCAGCGCCCCGTACGTCCTGCTCCGGTTCGTCACCAACCAGGGCGTGCTGGATCTGCTGGAGAAGATCGAGGAGTTCCTGGCCGATCGCCAGGTGAGCCTCGATGAGTTCAGTGCGTGGGCGACTGGAACCGCCGACGGGGGGCCGAACAGCGATGGCAAGTACCCGCTGACGGATCGCTACGGAAACGTCACGCTGGCGGAGTGTCCGGCCAAACTGGCAAAAATCGCGGGCGAGGGAGCCGGCGGTGGTGGCACGGGCACCGTCAAGCAGTTGAATGATGTCATTCCGGACGCTGATGGAAAGCTGACGGTGACTGCTGGCGATGTCGGCGCAGCAACCAAAGAGCAGGGCGAACGCGCTGATTCCGCAGTTCAGGTCGCGACGGCCAGGCTGTATCGACCGCTGCTGACCGATGTCTTGGTGCTGGGGGACAGTCGCGCCTTCCAGTGTACGAAGGGCAATGTCGGCTTCGCGGACTGGGCGGTGATCGAGACCGGGGGGCTGGCAGCGTTTCCGCTGGCCCTGAACAAAGGGATCGATGGCAACACCACCGCCCAGATGCTCGCGCGTCTCCAGAATGACGTGATAGCCAACTCCGCGGCATTCGACGTGCTAGTGCATTTCGGGACCGGGAACGACCGGCTCCAGGGGATGTCGCTGGCCCAGACCATTCGAAACCTCGAATACCTGTACAGCGCGCTGATTCGCCGAGGGAAGATCGTGATCGCGATCGCAGAGACTCCGGTGAATGGGGCCGGTATCGGAATCACCGAGCAACAGGTGGCCGATCACTTCGCAGTTCACGCCTGGTACATGAACGTCGCTCCCAGCTTGGGAGTCATTGTAGTGAATCCCTGGGATGAGATGGTCGACCCCGCGTCGGGAGACCGCTACTGGCCGAAGGAGGGGATGACGGGAGACGGCTTGCACCCAGCTCCGGTGGGGGCTCGTATCATCGGTCAGCATGTGGCCGCTGCGTTGCGCCGACTGTTCACCATGCCGGCGCCTCTCCCAACCGCGAACGTCGCCTATCACGCAACGCTCGCCCCAGGTGGCAGCCTGATCGCAAATTCCCTGCTCGATGGGACAGGCGGCACGCTCGGAGCGGGAAGTAATGCCTCTGGCACGCTGGCCAATGGTTGCACGTTACTGGGCTCCAACCTCAACGGGCTGGCTGTTGCAGCGTCCAAGGAGACTGCCACCGTCGGCGCCAAGCAGGTGCTGAGGATCACAGGCACGCCGACTGGCACCCAGCCGACGCTGACGCTCGAGCAGAGCGTTGATGTCAGCAAGGTCGCTGCCGGACAGAAATTGCGGGCTTTGGCCGGCTGGGAGTTCAGCAGTGTGAACGCCAGTGTGCTGCAGGTTGCGCTACAGATCGTTGCGGTTGTCGGTGGGAATACGGTGGTGGCGCAGATCGGCCAGAGCCAAGAACTGACGCACACGCTGCCCATCGGCTCTATGGCGGGGACTCTGGTAACGCAGGTGCTCACGCTTTCTGCGCAACCAAGCAGTCTGAAACTGCTGGTATCCGTGGTGTTCAAGACCGGGCTTGGCCAGGACGCCACCATCAAGCTGCGCCAGATGGATCTGGCGAAATTGTTCTGAGGACATTGCATGATCGACTCGCGCGAAACGCAGGAGCAACTCCTGCACCGGGTGCTTCAGGGAAACCTGGATGCGATCCGATTCTGCGAAACCCTATTCGAGATTTCGCAGACCCTGGACGACATCGTCGATGGCGATAAGGCTCTCACTCCACAGGAGGTCTACGGCGCATTCTGGTTGGCGTTGGTCGAACTGCCCGTGAACCCTTTTTACCGCCACTTCGAGCACTTCATACGCCCCCTGATGGCGGCTGCCCTGCAGGATTGGCGCGACAGCGTTGTGCTTGAGCGCAGTGGTGATGAACACGGGCAGACCTTGGCGTTCGTCCTGCGGGACCAACTCACCAGTCTGGTGGTGCAGTGTGCGTATCTCATCGGTGGGGCTGCCTGGATGGTCCAAGTGTCCGAAGGCATCCGCCGGCACTTCCACGACGAACCGCTGGCGGACTACATCCAAGACCTGAGTCGGAACCGAGGTGCTCAATGAGCGGAAGTAAAGGCAAGAGCAGCAACACAGTTTCGGACACGCCCGAACAGCGCTATGCCGCGCAGGTAGCCGCTGAAAAGTGGAACTACGCCCAGGAGCGTCTGGCACCGGTCGAGAACGCCTATATGGGCCGGGTTGACCAGATGGGCTCGGGCGGGAACATGGCGTACGTCCGAGGTAAGGCCAACGCCGGCACGCAGCAGGCACTCAGGGCCGGTATGGAGCAGGTAACCCAGGGCGTGACGCAACAGGCGGGGGTCAATCCAAATAGTGGCCGCTACACCGGAGCCATGGCCGATCTTGCCGATGCTGCGGGAGCTGGTGGCGGCGACACGATGGCGCGAGCCCAGTTCGAGCAGAAAGCTCAGCAGGTTGGAGGGCTCAGCAACCTGGCAGCCATCGGCCAAGGACAATCCGGACAGGCTCAGGCTGGCCTGAACACCGTAGCGAACCAGGCCGCCCAGGATGCCCAGAGTGCGGCCTTCAACCGCTTCAACCGAAAGAGCGCGAACCTCCAACTTGCAGGTGCTGCGCTGGGGGCCGGTGCTGCAGGGGCTCAGTACGGGCTACAGAACTGGAAGTCGACGCCGGCCAGTACCAGCGTTGCTCGTTCCGGTGTACTGAACCCCGAGGGGCTCAACGGCAAGCAGTTCGACACCACCCAGTACGGGGTTAACTTCGGGAGTTATGCGTGATGCCTTACTACGTAGATCCGAACGCGGCTTTTGCCGGAAATCAAGGGGCTTCGACGGTCCTTGGTCAACTCAGCCGAGCACAATGGGATGACTGGAAAGCCCGGTTCCAGCCCTACGTCGACAAGTTGGCGAACCTGGCGACAAGCGAAACCTACGCTGGTGAGCAGGCTGCCCAAGCTGCCAGTTCCGTCAACGCCTCCTACGACAACACCGCGCGCGGCTTGCGCATGCAGCAACAGGGGATGGGCCTTTCGCTGACTCCAGCGCAGCAGGCCGCCCAGGATCGGAAGCTGCAGATCGGCCGTGCAGCGGCATCCGTGGATGCAAGCAACAACGCCCGCATCTCCGCCCGTGACCTGCAGGAGCAGATCATGGCTGGCGGCCTGGGTCTTTCTGGCCTGACAAAGCAAGGGTGACGACATGGCATACGGACTGATCGGACTGAAGCAGCAGATGCAGGGCGAAGCGATGCAGGGGCTATCCAGCCTCGCGCAACAGCAGCAGCAGGCGAAGGCGGCAGAGGATGCCATGAACCAGCAACAGCAGGCGAATCGTCGACAGGGCCAGGTGGGCATGGCGACGACCGGGGCAATGATGGGCTCGGCATTCGGCCCCGTTGGCACTGCGGTAGGGGCTGGCATCGGCTTAATCGCCGGTTCGTTGTTCTGAGGGGGGATGATATGGCAGGGCTTGATAGTCGCGGGGCGATGGACGGGTTCGCCCAAGGGTATGGGCTGGTGATGGGAGCGTTGGGCCAGCGCGATCAGATGGAACTGAGGCGTCAGCAGATCGCCGACCAGGCGGAGGAACGCCAGTATCAGCGGGGCATTGATGCGCAGCGGCTCGACATGAGTCGTGAGCAGATGCATTACCAGCGCGAGCAAGATCAGCGGAACTTCGATACCCAACAGGCGAATCTCCAGTACGCCCGGGATCGAGATCAGCGTGAGTTCGACATGCGGAATCAGCAGTTCCGGCAGAATTATGGGCTACGGACCGCAGAGCTGCAGTCTGCCAACCGACGCGCCGAGGCACAGGCACAGTTGGTGGAGCGGCGCATGCAACGGGAGGACAAGGCGCAGCAGAGAGAGGACGATCAGGTCCAACTGAAGTCCGCCTACGCACGCCTGGCTATGGGGGAGCAACCGTCTGAGGACGACCTGGCGGCCTTCAAGCGCAACCCGTGGGCTGATCCAACTCATGTCCTGAGCCCACAGATGCAGGGCGACATCCAGCTCGCTGGCCAGGCGTTCATGGGGGAGGCGGATCCGAACAGTCCCGAGGGGCTGGCGGCGATGAACCGGATGTTCGGTCCTGAGGTGAACAAGGGCCGTGGAGGGAAGAAGGCCATTGCGGGTGTTTACCCTGGCCGCACCCCGGGAACGGTGGTGTTCGACCTGGCCGTTACGCGAGACGACGGCAGCACCCACAACGTCCCTTTGACGAAAGGCCGCGGAACTGCCGATGACGACGACCACGACGTTCTGGAGGTTCCAATTGAGCGCCTGGTTGACCGTGTTTCCGGCTACCGCTTGTTGAACGGGGCGCTCACCAGTACGCCGGAACTCCAGCAGCGGGTCGCACAGTTCGGCCGGCAGATGGGGTTGCTGCCCGATGCCGGCGGGAAGCCGTTGCCGTCGTTCGTCCAGAAGTCCGAGGACAAAGACCTCGAGGCGCTGGCCGGGTCAGCAGGTATCAACGAGCAGCTCGGCCGAATTGTCGGACAGATCGATTCGGGCGCGCTTGAACTGGGGCCACTCAGCAACCGGCTGTCGGAAGCCCGAAACTACCTGGGAAGCAGCACCGATCAATCTCGGAACTATGCCTCGCTGAACTCCACGCTCGAGACGCTGCGTAATGCCAGTCTGCGCCTGAATGCGGGCGTACAGACCGACGGAGATGCCAAACGAGCGTGGAACGAACTCATCACCAACATCAACGACCCGGCGCTGGTGAAGCAGAGGATTCAAGAGATCACCGCGCTGAACGACCTTGCAGTGGAACTCAAGACCAACATGATCAATCTGCGGCGCCGGAACGCCCAGGCGCCGGAGTTGGATGTCACCTCGGTTGTCCCCCAACTGGGCATTCCGAAAGAACAGAGCCGGCCACAGCCGACGCCTGCTCAGCAGATCGTGCGCGTAGCCTCGGATGAAGACTACAACCGGTTGCCGTCTGGCGCCGTGTTCATCGACCCCCAAGGGAATCAGCGGAGGAAGCCGTGATGGCTGCATGGGAGGAAGCCCCTCTAATTGGTGGCGGGAATGGCCAGTCTTCTGGTACTGCCACTGCCGCTCGCCCTGCATGGGAGTCTGCGCCCTTGGTAGACCGGGAGCCGCAGCAGCAGAAGGGGCTGATGGATACCGTCAGGAACCTCTTCACTGGAGAGGATAGGCAGACCAGGGCTACCCAGAAACTTCCTGAGCTCCAGAACTCTGGGTTGTTCAAGGGGCTGGATATTCCAGCAGGGCAGCAGGCTGCCTTATTTGCGGCCCTGCCCACCACGACTGATGCTGGTGAGATCGCGAAAATGCTTCGGGCGAGTTCGCCTTACATTGGGGTCTCTCAGGATGAAAAAGGGAACCTGATAGCCGCCAACAACAAGACCGGCGTGCAGGCGGTGATCAACAAGCCTGGGCTGAGCGGGCTAGACGTGGCGCAAGCCGCTGGTATTGGGGCCGCGTTCACCCCCGCAGCGCGAGGGGCATCCTGGGTTGGTGGTGGACTGGGGCGCCAGGCCATTGCCCTGGGGGCGGGATCTGCAGCGACTCAGGCTGGAATCGAAGGGCTGCAGCAGGAAGCTGGTGGGGATGTTGATGGGGGAGAGATAGCTGCTGCTGGCGCCCTGGGCGCTGCAACCCCGGCTGTCGCCAGTGCTATTGGTGGTGTCGCCGATACCGGACGGAGGGTGCTGGCCGCTGCGCGAAACCCGGCGGCCGGTCCGAACGCGCAACTCGTTCAGCAGGCTGAGCAGGTCAACGTGCCGCTGATGACGTCGGATGTCTTTCCACCCCAGACGTTCATGAGTCGGAGTGCCCAGATTGCCGGCGAGCGGATTCCGTTCGCGGGGACCGGAGGGGCGCGGCAGGCCCAGCAGGACGCTCGCGTAGCTGCAGTCGAGGGGCTGGGAAGACGCTACCCCCAGCCGGACCAAGATCAGTTGATGGACAGTTTGACGGAAAACGTCGGTCGGCGCCGCCGTGCGGCAGGTGAGAGGATCGGTCGGATTGAACAGCAGTTGGACACTGTTGGCCCTGTCCCGTACACGCGAACCGAGCAAGCTGTGAGCGATGCGATCGCTGAGCTGAATAGACCAGGCGTAGTTGGAAGTGCTGAGGCCACAAACGAGCTGCGACAGTTCATGGATACGCTGAACTCGGCCCCTCAGACCTATTCAACTCTTCGCGAGAACAGAACGGCTTGGCGAGATGTCGTGAACTCGTTCGATGGCGCGGCCAGGAGTCAACTTCCGAGCCGCGCAAGAGCACTGATGTCGCGCGTCTACTCTGCGCTTAGGGAGGATATGGACGAAGTTGCCAGCGCCAATCTGTCCGCCCAGGAACGTATCAAACTGCGCCGGGCCAACATCGCCTATGGGGAAGAGGCAGGGCGGGTTTCGAACACCAGGCTCAAGTCGGTGCTGGACAAAGGCGAGATGACTCCAGAGTTGGCAGAGAGCCTGCTGTTCAGCAGAAAGCCGAGTGAGGTCAGAAACCTCTATCAGAGCCTTGGTACTGAAGGGCGGCAGGCGGCAAGAGCGACGATTATTCAAAAGGCAATTCGCGATGCTCAGGGTACCGAGGGGTTGTCCCCTGACCGTTTCCTGAACAACATCCGCAAATTGGAAACGCAGACCGGCGTGTTCTTCCGGGACGCTGATCGTCGCCAGTTGGAGGGGTTGCGCCAGGTTCTCGATGCAACTCGTCGCGGCGGACAGGCTGGGGTGCAAACCGCAACTGGGCAGCAAACCTACAGCATTGGGGCCGCTACGGCTGCCGCTACCGCGGGCTTGAAGGCAATCCCTGTTGCGGGCGCCATAGGTGGGTTTGCTCGTCTCTACGAGAGCGCTCCCGTGCGCAACGCCTTGATCCGGCTGGCCGAGAATCCCAATACGGGGGCGACGGTCGCCCAGGTCAGGGAACTGGCTGCAACTCTTTCCCCCTACTTCCAAGCGTTCCAAGCGGCGGGCGGGGATAGCGACAACTCCGAAGCTGTGGCGCCCGTAGGTGAACAGCAGCAGGGTGTAGCTGCTCCGATTGAGATGCCGGCAGTAGATACGGCGCAGCCTTCTTCGGGAGAGGAAATGTTGCCGCCGGCGGACGAGCAATTGCCCGATGTGGAGCCTGCACAGGACCTGGAGCGCATCCCAGGCATGATCGAGGCTGGCAACATCGACCTGCATAGTCGTCCGATCGTCCGAAACGAGGATGGATCGATCAGTACCGTGCGTTCTATCTCGGCCAACTTCGACGGCCGGGAGGTGCTGATCCCGACCGTCAGCGACGACGGACGCATCCTCACCGACGGGCAGGCCATTCAGCAGTACCTGAAGACCGGCCGGCACCTCGGTGTCTTCGACAGTCCGCAGGATGCAACCGCCTACGCACAGCAACTACACGACGACCAGGCGAAGGAGTACCTGCCTCAAGCTGACCAGCCGGTGCTTCGTGCTGACGGTATGCCTTTCGATGGTGCGGGCTCCGCCCGGGCGAGCCGGGCCTATCGGGAGGCGCTGGCACAGGGCCGCCGGCCAGAAGTGGTCAAGGTCGATGGCGGGTTCGCGGTGAGGACTTCGGGCGGAGACCTACAGCCGGGATCTGCGGTGGATCGCGCAGCGAGTGATGCGGCGATGTCGCCGGACAACGATCTGCCGGAGCCCACCGATGCCCAGAAGGAAGCGGGCAACTACCGCAAGGGGCACGTGCGTTTCCAGGGGCTCGATATCTCGATCGAGAACCCGCGGGGGTCGGAGCGCAAGGGGGTAGGGAAGAACGGGAAGGTCTGGTCGCACACGATGTCCGATCACTACGGCTACATCAAGCGCACCAGCGGGGCGGATGGTGAACAGGTCGACGTATACCTCGGTCCACAGGAACATAGCGACCGAGTATTCGTCATCGACCAAGACGACCAAAAGGGAGGGTTCGACGAGCACAAGGTGATGCTCGGCTATTCGGATCGAGCGGCAGCGGTCAAGGCCTACCGCTCCAACTTCGACAGGAGGTGGAAGGTAGGAAAGGTGACTCCGATGTCGATGGCGGAGTTCAAGCGCTGGCTGAAGGAAGGGAAAACGGATCGGCCGATGTCGTAATAGTGGCCAGGGCGGAGACTCGGAATTACACTTCAGTCTCCCTCTGGCCATCATGGAGTGCGGAAATGCAACGGAAGGCGATAGTCCCCTTGATCGCAATGCTCGTCGGTTTGTCTGGTTGTGCGAACGAGTGGCAGCGGCTTGGCGCCACAGCCCAGGACCTCAGCAAGGATCGCCTGGAGTGCGATTCCCTGGCCCGCACCGGCCTGAGCTCAGTCTATGCTCACGCACCGCAATACGGTGCCAGTGGGTCGAAGAAGGCGGGGATGGCCATAGGGGCGTCACTGGATCGCCAGCAGATGTTCGCAGACTGCATGGTGAGCCGAGGTTGGTCCCGCGCCGGGGAACCAGCCGAGCAGGCATCAGCGGACAAGCCGTTCGTTCGGTATGCCCTCAATCTGAAGACGTCTCCTGTAGAGGTCGTTCGCGTCGATCAGGTTCCTCAGTGGCTCTACGCCGCTCCCATCGAACGCAGCCCGGTTGTTCTCCAGATCAAACAGCCGACTTATTTTTCCGTACTCGCTGAGACCGATGATATGTATCGGGTAAGGAGCGCTCGCGGAGATTTGGGGTGGATTAAGAAGAGTCATGCGAAGACGTCAGCGTCAGTGATCTTCAACTGAGTTTTGCCGTTAATCCTCTTTTTATAAGGGCTGTCTGATGGAGTGGGTATTTGCCTCGGTTGTTCTAGTTCTGCTCGTAAAAAGTCGTGGATTCCGCAGGATTTTCTTTGCGTTTGGTGTGGTTGCGCTCGTAATTGGGGTGGTCGTGGGAGCATGCCTTTGGGGGTACTCAGAGTACGATAAGTATATTCGAGACAGGAACCAGAGACTTGTGTTTGTTGAAGAGGTCAGGCCGGAGGATTGGGGAATGGCATCTCCAAATAATTATGGTGGATATCGGATCGAAGGAAGGATTTTAAATAAATCAAAAAAATATAAGGTGGTGGGATTGGATGTTTCTTTCAGGTTGTATGACTGTGTGTTGCTAGTTGATGGAAAAGAAGAAAGGTGCACTATCGTTGCGGAGGCTGATAAGTATTTGGGGTTGGATATTCCATCGGGGCAGGCTCGTGATTTTTCGGATGTAGATGTTGACTTTTATCCTGCGCCTAAATTTAAAGGGAGGTGGCGATGGGATTACAAAATCGAGTCCGTGACTTCCGGAATTTAATGTTTCGCTAAGTGCAAGTGCTTAGATATTTCTACTGCGAAAGATAGAGCCCGTCGTCCCTCGATAACGGGCTTCACCGTTACGCTAATCGATGCATTCCGCTAGGCCAGACCTCACCTCTACGGTATTTCCTCAGCAGCGTCGCCATCCCGATCTCGAATCCAACTACGGAGCAGTGAAACTGCGCCGTGCATTGACCCCCTCATTTCCGGCCGAGAGGCCCCAACCCAAGAGGAAACACCTATGTCCGGATCGCTTCCTGACGTGATTTTGAACGCCAATGAATGGACCAACCTGTACGCCAAAAGCGGGATCGCCGTTGGCAAAAAGCTGGTTCTGCTGAACAAAGGCAGCCTGGATCTTCTGATTTTCGAAGCGGCCGATGCGCCTGCTACGAATGCGCGTGATGGTGATCTGCGCAAGCCGGGAGAGCGCGCCACCGTTCACGAAGGGTCGCCAGGCGTATGGGTGCTTTCGCCGATCCAGGGGGCCAGGGTATTCGTGCAGGAGGCAGTGCAATGATCGAGTCCTTCATCGAGATTCCGGATCAACTTGCCGATCTGCTGAAATCAGCCGGCAGCGCACCGCCGCCACGGCCATTGAACCGCAACATCGCGGTCTATGGCGACAGTCGCGCTTTCCAGTGCACCAAGGGAAACGTGGGGTTGGCGTTCTGGGCTAGCGCTCTGTCCGGCGGGTTGGCGGCGTTCCCGACCGCGTTGAACGCCGGCGTCGATGGCGATACGACTGCGCAGCAGGTAGCAAGAATGCCCTTGATCCTTGCCCAGGCAGCGAACTTCGACGTTCTGATCCACTTCGGGACCGGGAACGACCGGCTCCAGGGCATGAGCATCGCCCAGACAATTTCCAACCTGAATTTCATCTATGACACCCTGCTGGCGAGAGGGAAGACCATTATCACCATCGCCGAGACACCGGTGCATGGACCTGGCATTGGGCTCGGGGCCTCAGTGATCGCCGACCACTACATGGTGCACCAGTGGTTGCTGAACGAGGCGCCGAAGAAAGGAATCTTGGTGGCCAACCCCTGGGACAAGATGGTGGATCCGGCGTCGGGTGCCTCCTATCTGCCTCTCCCTGGCATGGTGGGGGATGGTGTACACCCATCCCCGATGGGCGGCGAGGTGATCGGCGCTGCAGTGGCGGAGGTCCTGGGTAAGATCTTCAGCAACCGGGTCACTCTGCCCACAGCGAACCTCCCGTTCAGTTCTTCGCCGGCGGCCACCGCCAACCTCAGCGGTAGCCTTATACCCAACCCGCTACTCACTGGCACCACTGGTACCGTCACAGCCGGGAGTGGCGGAACAATCACTTCCAGCGGTATTGCTGCGAACTGCGTGCTCTCTGGCACTAATCTGGCCGGCTTGACCGTCACCCCGTCGAAGTTGGCCAACTCGACTGCGGGTGATTTCCAGGTGCTGAAGGTGTCCGGTACTCCTACCGGCAACAATCCCACCCTGGTGCTGGAACAGTCGATCCCAGTTGCGTCTCTGTTCGCCAATGAGGTGATCAAGGCATTCGGCAAGTGGGAACTGACCAGCGCGAGCAACAGCGTGCTGCAGGTGGCGCTGCAACTGCAGGCGGTGAATGGCGCGGGCACCACCACCCTTTACCAGTCCGGGCAGAATCAGGAGTTGGCTCACCCGATCGCCGCGGGACAGAAGTCGGGGATATTTGAAACGCAGGCGCTGACCATTACCGAGCCACTGACCAGCCTCAAGGTTCGCCTGGTTGCCTCGTTCGTGAAAGGAGCAGCCCAGGACGTCACCATCAAGCTGGCCCAGGTCGACGCACGTCAGGCTGCATAAGGCATGGCCGGGCGTTGCGCCCGGCTCTGTTCAGATCAGCGTCTTGATGAGGCTGCGAGCATCGAGCAGTTCTGCTTCGAGCTGCTCAATCCTCTCTTCTTGCGCTTGGACCGCGGCTTGGTCGTCAGTACTGCTCGCTCTGCATTGGGCCTCGGTTTGCTGGGCCTGGCGCCATCTGGCTATTCGCCTGTCAGTTGCATGGTCGTATTCGGTGGCGCTGACCTTGTGTTGCGGGATGTCCTGTATCCCTTCCCAAGCCGAGCGGTCCATGCGTAGTACGTCACGATGCATCGCATACCGCATCTGGTCCAGCATCAGCCAGTGCACGGCTTCGGGTAGTTGTTCCGGGCCTGCTTCTGCCGGGAAGCCAAGCATCTTCATTACCGCGTCGAAGGCGCCCGCTTTGGCCATGAGCGGGGCCTGGGCATCCTGAAGCGCTCGGCAGTTCTGCACTGACTTGTCGGCCAGGCTGCGAAGCTCCAAGCTTACCCTGGTGCGCTCGGCCAACTCCTTTCGGGCGCGCAGCAGCAAGCCAGCAAGAGTCTGGTAGATGTGTTCGACATCAGGTCTTTCGAAGCTCTCGCCACCGCAGGCTGGGCAGGCCGAAGTACTGGTCCGCTGCGATGAAGGGCCGAACCAGCCACATGAGCATTGGACCAGATGGGCGTCCTCCAGCGGTACTGGGTTGAGATTGGCGATGGGTTCTTGTGCGCCGACGGCGATACGGTTGGGGTCGAGAGACAT